GTTAACGTGCGATTGACGTTCTTCGATATCATCTACCTTGAACGCAAACGCTTGAGCCTGATCTACAGTCAATTGAATTTCATCGTCTGCCAAGTCCTGCGGAGTAACCACAGCACCACGGGTATACGCTGAAATCGAGACAGTGGGTTCTTTCATAATGCGAACCGTGTCACCGAAATTCTCAATCTCCCCCGCATAGTCAGTGTTAGTAATATCTTCTACAACTGACGCACGGCGGAAAAACTTGAGAACCTTCTGGCTATAGATTTCGGCTTGGAAATTACCGGACGGAAGATTACCGTAACCGGAGGATACACCAACAGCCATTTCCTTAACCTTTCTATATAAGTTTAGCCATTAACGATACGACCCTCCGCATTCGCCTGATCTAGCTCTGCTTCAAGCCTGTCAAAGTCATGCGGTTTGAGTTTACGTATCTCTGAGGTTGTCCACACTTTCTTGTTACCACCGCTATCTGTAGAGACATTAACCGGACTAGTCCGAGTAACAGCCTCTGCTGCGGCTTCTAACTGTTTCTTGGAGGGACGACCTCTAGTTTTTTTTGCACTGCCTGTATCGGCTTTGTACAAATCTAGAACGCGAGAAGCGTACTGAACATCGTTGTTGTTTTTGGTGATTCCATCAGCAATGTTGGGTGGCTGCTTTCCTAACCATTCTTTAAACTGGTCTGACTTCTTGATATCAGAGAAGTCTGGATGCAGGGCTAACAACGCTTGGTAAGCACTTTTAGCTTGTAACTGCTCTTCTTTCTGTGAAAGACGTTCTATCTCTTGTTTAAGTTCTTGAACTTCTTTTGCAGAATTTTTAGTAGTCATAGCCTCAACTACATTATAAACGTCAGGATAGTTCTCTTTAAAGTTTTCAATGTCCGCATTCTCTTCAGGGTATTCCTGCATAGGCTGCGGCTTTTGTAGAAGCTCTTCGCGCTCCTCCTTCCACTCGTAGAGTTTGGAGTCGTAGTGCTTCTTGAGATCATCATAGCGTTTTTTGTAGTCATGCTCCTCCGTCTTTATTTCTGTAGAGACGGAAATGGTTTCATCATCAACAACCTCGCTTTCAATTTCACTATCTTCTAGGGTAGCCTGTTCGTTTTGTGCATCGTCCTGTAAGTCAGAGCGGTACTTGCCACGATAGGGGCCTAGATTTTCCTGTTCTTGGGTTTTCATTTTTCCTCCTTGCGGGGCCTCTAAGGGGTAGCCGCAGTTGGGTTAGTCTAGCAGGGCCGTTGTATCAACGGGTGGCTGCTTCAAGTTGCTCTCTTGCTATTTGATTCTCCCTTTCATCTTCAGGAGAACCTATGGGGGGAGCAGACCCCATAAAACTGTTTTGTGTTTGCTGCGCTGGGGGAGCGGGTTTTCTTTTGGGTCGGGGTATAGCATTTTTAATATAAGTAGAAGAATCTTTATCTTTATAAATAGTATGACCGCCTATTGTTTTAAATATTTCAAATCTTCCACTAGCAACCCGTTTATCAAAAAACTCTTGTCCTTGTGCAGTTGAACCCTCTTTTCCGGGTTTAATATTTTTATTTCTGTAAAAAGTTGCGCCCTCAGTTACATCATCTAAACTTCCTGCTATTTGTCTTTCAGCTAAATCTAAAGCTTCTTTCCATTTAGGATGTTGTGGGGCATCTTTATAGTTATCATTGTCATAGCCTGTAAACTCTTTGCCTTTTTTGCTAGGAAGGTCTGCACTAATTACTTTCTGATAACTATCTTGAGCCACAAAATTTGTTTTTCTATCAAATAACCTGTTTCCAACAACATTAGCTACAACTTGCATACCTTCTTTACCTTCACCGCCAGCTTCAGAAATTAAAAGCCTTGCAAGCATATCTATTTCTTTTGAACTAGCTTTTTTTTTACGTACTTGCGTCCCTTTCGCAGCCCTAACAGGAACTTGCTTCTGTGCAAAGTCCTGTTGCTGTTGCTGCTGGGGCTGCTGCTCTTGCTCTTCTAGCTTCTTCTCTGTCTCTGCCTCACCACGCTTGTTAATCTTTTCAAGCAGGTCTGTGCCTATTACTTCCGCTAACTCTGGAGGAATGTGATACTCTTTATTTGAGGCAAGTATTTGCTGATCGCCTTTTACCTGCTGTGCTGGCCTTGTAATAGTACCCTTATCTACCTCTATACCTTCTTTTTCTTTTAGGTATTCAATAGCAGGTTCAATGATACGCTCTTCAAAGTCCTTTTTACCCACCTTTGCAATAGCGGCTGCGTTTACAATAAATGCGCCTTCTCTTGCCTTCATGGGTACATCATCAGCCACACCTGTCTGATCTTCTGCACCCGGCTGATCAATCATACCTGCTACCTGATCACCAAGGGCTAACTGTTGCATCTGGTCCTGCATGGGAGACGCTTCTGGCAGAGGTGCCTCTACCGGGGCAGGTTCCTCTGGTGCTACCGGCTCTTCTGCCATTACTTCATCAAGCACAGAAGGTTGCTCCTGCGGCATTGGCTCCTCTGCCATTGGCTCTTCACCCATCGAAAGGGTGACACCCAAGCTAGCAGCAAACGCTTGTAGTACAGGAGGTTCGTTCTGCTCTATTAGCTGTACAACCTGCACCTGCGCCCCTTCAGGCATCTGCTCTAGGTTAGCTGTAAATTGATCTTGTGTTATTTCCATAATTACCTAGCCTTAATAACGTCTATAATCATTCCTGAGATGTCTACTTCCCACCATTTTTCACGAAGATTGCTTTTTGCTGGATTAGCGTGGTGATTGTTATGCCACCCCTCTCCCCAATTAATTAGAGACAACCATACACAATTACATGAGTTATCTTTAATAGTGTGATTTTTATAGCCCACATCAAGATGGTTTACGTAGTTTGTAAGCGCCTGTACTAACATTACTAAAACAGAGGGTATAATAAACATAAAATATAAGAGTTGAAACCCCCCTAACAATAAAAGCAATCCAACATACGTTGTAATAATTAAAACCCAATATCTATTAGTGTATTTAATATAAGGATCGCGGGATAGTGGTAGTGCTTGTCTAACCATCTTCATTTCATTTAGCGAGTACCTTAAAAACAACATCTTGATAAACCCACGCGAAGGGTCGTGCGGATCATCCTCTCCACTATCAGAATGTTTGTGGTGGATTATATGTATTCCTGCCCAGCCTAATGAGCTTCCGGTGCCTGATAATAATGCAAGAGTAGAAAATAAATATTTTATACCCCTGCTCTTAAATTTAAAGCTTTTATGCGCCCAATACCTATGATTAGTTACTACAATTCCAAGACAGTCATACAAAAAATACATAAGCAAACTTAAAAGTATGGCGGAAAATGTAAAATCAACAAAATTAAAAAGTAAAACTGCTGAAATTAAATTTATTATAAAAAGGTATCGTACTTTATTTAAAGATGCGCTCATTTAAATAACCTATAGTTCTGACCACTGGCCTCATGACGCCTTTCAAAAAGATTTGCAAGAGCTTATAGCGAAAAGAAACAACTTTTTTATCCAAATCCATTTTATAATAATTTGTTAGGACTTTTGCAACTTTAGTTCCGCCAAGCATATTAGCTAGCGTTGGCCCTACAAGGTCATAACCTTTCATAAGATACGGATCGTTTCTACGTAGGTTTATTCCATACTTGCGATTAGCACTAAATGTGCTGTAATCTGTTACTCCATTAGCGTAGGCTGCAGTGCATATATATGTTGTTCCGCCGCCGCCGCCGCCACCGCCGCCATCACCGCCGCCGCTGTCCTCTTCGCCATAGCCATAACCATAGCCCAGCCCTTCAAACCCCGCATCGGGAGCGCCGGGAGCATCGGGAGCGCCAAAACCACCACTGACTTGACTATCGCCCCCAAAAGGATCAAATTCGGGCGAGTGATAACCGGGCATCTCTCCGAGATCGCTTGTAGGGTCGTTTCGCTGCCCATACCCACCCAAAGCAGCCATAGCAGCACTTGCGTTTTGGGCGGCTGCAGAAAAGCCTATATCATAACCCGCTGCTATTTCACCAGCCGGATCAAAACCGACTGCGCTGGATAAGTCAGCATCCATACCACTTAATTGCTCGTTGTTTATTGCTTCAGTCGTAGCGTGGACTGAAGCAAAGCCAAACGCGTTCATTATTCCACTTACGTGATCTGCTATAGCTTGATCAGTTACATCGTTTACAGTGTCAAACGTATTTTTACCCGTTATGCCCATAGCATAATCTGCCATGCTTACAGCGTCGAAGCTTGGGGATTGACTGTTATAACCTTCTCCCGTATTCCCCCCTAAAGTCCGGCCATACGCTCTACCTCTTGCTGCTTGCTGCGCCTGAATCTGCGACCTTATCATTGCAAGGGTTTGTTTGCCCTCCGCTTCCTTTGCCATACTATGAATTGATCCTGCCATACCAAGTTCGTTTGCCATTTCACTTAAAGGTTCAGCTTTCACCATATCAACATACACTGAAGTGTACATGCTGTACAACGCAGCCATAGCAGGGTCTTCTCTAGCAGCTTTAGCAATACCAAAATCTAAACCCGATGCGGCTGGAGGAGCATTGGACAGTTGTTTATCCATTCCGCCTAAAGGATCAGCAGCAAGAGATTCAATACCTTTTGAACTAAAGTCCATACCCATCTCAAGACCAAAGGCTTCTCCAAACAAAGATGATAGACTTGCAGAACGATCAGCATAATCTGCTATATCTGCTTTAGTTCCTAGTCCTGCTGCTGAAAGTTGTCCTGCAATATCTGCAGCCAGCGCCTCTTCTTCATTAAAAGCATCAAACCCCAGAGGTCCGTGACCAAGCATACCTGTTATAGCTGAACTTTGAAAATCTTCAAAACTAATGCTACCAACAGTGCCGTCTGGTCCCATAGCCTCTGATAAAGCACCTAAATCAAAACCTACTTGACCATAGCCCTGTTGTCCTAAATCCATAGATGCAAAGGCACCTGAGATACTTGTGTCACCTGTAGTTGCGTCAAAAGATACTGTCGCGTTAGGAGAAGAGTATACAGAAACAGAAGTGTTTGGCGTTTCAAATTCTGGCGCGGTATACGCCTCAATAGCCGCTGCATTTCGAGCTTGCATTTGTGCACTATAACCAAGCTCTTTCATTGCCTGTTGACTCAGACTGAACGCCGCCTTTAGTGGTCCCGGCATCATCATAGCTAAAAAACCGGGAGTAGCAATTGCTCCTGTTTTAGCGTCAAAGGCAAAGGTTGCAAGACCTTGATTAGTTTCAAAAGAATATAGGTCGGGAAACTGTGTCCCATACGCCATGCTCCTGCCATACGCCTCCATAGCTAATGCAGGATTTGTGAGCGTATTATAGGCATTCTGTGCGAATTTTGAGATGGTTTTCTCAACATCTGAAAAAATATCAGGTATATTCTTTGCTTGACTAAGAAGACCTGAAACGCCTTTTGCCGCATTTAAACCTGACGTTACCGCAGCAAGCGCCCCCGCAGGGTTACTTATGTCTGCATTTTGAAGGCTCTGAAAGCCACCAAATGCCTGTGCTGCTGATGATAAACTTCCAATTGAGCCTAGTTGCCCTGCAGCAAAACTTCCAAGGCTACCCCCCGGACCAAGAGCGCCAAAAGCCCCACCAAAAGCAGAGGCAGCAAAAGAAGGATCGCCCAAAGCAGACAAATCTGCAAAATCTCTTGAAGAGCCTATTCCTTCAGTATCAAACCCGCTTGCTGATCCCGTGCTAACATCGCCAGAACCCCCGCTATCCGTTACGCTTGTAGGCGCAGGAGGTCCAAAAACTTGCTGAAACTGGTTTTGTGAACTATCTCTATCTAAAAAAGGACTAGCTAACGTACTAATATCGCTTGCTACACTAGAAGCTGTTCCTAACACTCTATTAACACTGTCGAGGTCCATCTCATCAATGCGTGTCTGTGCGCTACTTCTAAAAGCATCTACACTGCTAGGATCAGAAAAGTTTACCTCATCAAGAAGATCACCAAATAAGTCTTGAATAGCAATCTGAGATGTAGAGGATGTTGTTACAGAAAGATCGTCTTTCTTGCGTTTTACACCAAGACCTTCAATTGCAAGAGACTGAGAACCACCACCTACATCTATGGTAGCTTCAGGAAGAGCTTCCATAGTTACAGGTTTAGCAGAGACGGATAGACTTCCGCCGCTCAGTGCTTCTTCAATATTAGTTGCCACGTTTGCTGTATTCTTTCTGCTGCGTGTTAACCTGCGTCTTCAGGGATAGGAGGTGGTCCACCACCTGCACCTTGCCCTGCAGCAAGCGCATCTCTAAGTCCGATTTCTCCACCGCCAGCAGGGCCTGATGGCGCTCCTTCAGGTCCGCTAGGTAGTCCTCCAGACTGTCCCATGCCGCCTGATTGTTGACCAGCGGCAGCAGGGTCTGGCATGTTTCCTTGTTGAGCATTTAATCCTCTCAATACTTCTGCAAAGATTTGTGCATCATTGATATCATTTACCAACAAATCAGGATCAATGTCCTGTGCAATGGCTAGCTCACGTACAAGGTTTGGAATCTTGATAAACGGAGCGAGCATTGGATTTGCCACTGTTTGTAGCAACGCGGTAAGGCGTTGGCTGCGAACTTCTTTCTGCATGACTGCAGAGGTTCCCTGTGGCTTGATTTCCAAATCTCCCTGTATCTCAGGACGGTCATCAGTAAACTGCATATTCCAAAAGAACATGCACTCACCGAGCGGCTTGAGAAGAAAGTCATCAACATTTTTAATAACTGTTTTTACGCTTAGATTAGCACCGCCCATCAACATGCTAAGTCCCGCAGCGGTACGTCCTGTTCCAGACACACCCGTTTGACCGTGCATGATGCTAGGTAGCCCTGTCTCTTCATCGGCTAATTGTCGTGCAGCCTGATACATTTGTATGTTTTCACCAGCAGTATTAGGAAACTTAACAGCGTTAATAGCTGTGCCAGTAACGCCAGACTGCCGCCTAAACACTTTACCCGGATAGATATCATAGTTCTGTCCGGGTACAAGGGATGCTTCATCTACATCAAATACTACATTACCAGCTAATGCAAGATTGTCAATAGCCATTCTTACATGACCATTCATTAGTAGCTGGGCGTCTTCCATGTTCTCTGGTATGCCTATACCAAACAACTGATAGGGGTTAATCTCATACGGAGTTGCAAAGTAAGGAATACGATATGGTACAAACGGATTTAGGACTAATCGTAGCACTTCGTTACCACATATCCATGCGTTTACAGGAACCTCTGAAAGATCGTCTACTTCCATAGGAATGCCCATATCGCGCATAAGATCGCTGTCTAGATTGCCCCAGAACTCAAGAACTTCGTACCTGTCAACAGCGGCTAAGTCTTCTAGGCTCTCTGCACGGATAGTGTCTTCAAAGTATTTATCCGTGTAGTTAGGGCCGCCACTAAGACATTTAGCAATGGCCTCACCATTAAAGAATGGTTTGTCCATCAAGTCACGCATCTGCGACCGGTTTAGCCGGTGGCGCTGTACTACATAGGAACAATCATCCACGTTAGTAGCGGTGGGGTCTGGGTAAAAGTTCCAGCATGAAACCGACTCAAGCCGAGGTACAAGCTTCTTGTACGGGCTGTAGTTTTTTTCGTTATCCCAGCGGTGAAGAGTTTTACTTTCATTGAGCGGTCCCTTTACAATACCCGTGCCAAGAAGGGCGCACTCAAACAGGGAGTGACGCAAGATATTCGTGGCATTGTTCTCATGCAACTGATCATGGATGAGCTTTTCCATGTGTCGCGCCGTCTCACGCGAAGGATTAATCTGTGGTTCGCCCATGCGACTTGGGCCTTCCTGCAGATCAACTCCCTCGTACTTGTCGGCTAATCCGGCTAGAGGGGAAGCTTCTGTAGCCCCCGGTGCCATGTCCCGGCCATCGCCGGGGAAACCGTAGGGGTCTTCAACAGGCTCTTCTTGTTGCTGTGGAGGCATAGGGACTTTACTAAGGTGTGCAAACTCTGCTACACCTTCAGGCACAGGGCTAGGCTCAACAACAATTGGGAACTTCTTGTTTGCAAAAAGAACGTCAATTATCTGCCCATACGCAGCCAGAACTTTTGTCTTTGTAATCTTAATAAAAACTTTACTGTTCTCAGACTCTCTAAACTGAGTAGTTGAGTCGTAGATACCTCTAAAGTTTTTATAGGCTTTTAGCCAGCGCTGTTCATGCTGGTAACGGCCATGTTCAGCTTCTTCAAACTTTGACTTAACAGTGCCAACTACGTTAGTAGAAGCGTCATCAACAAAAGCAGCCGCTGTGATATCGCCTAAAGGTGAATCGTCCATAGGACTTCCTTACTTAGTAGTCTTTTTCGTCTGCCATACGAAATACAGCCGGGTCAACCGTATTGCTTTTCGGACGGGGCATATCAACATTCAGAGCATCGCGGTCAATCTTGCCGACCAGCATCTGATCTAGTCCTTCGCGGTGCAAAGCACCTTCCGGGGCAGGGCTTAGTTCGCCCTGTTTCTTCATCATACCCATGATGTAGTCTTTACCATATGCGTACATAGTTTTTCCTTTCTGTAGCTATTGGTTCATAAAAGAGGTTCTGCTTTTTACCTCTTCCATAGTTCTCCCCCTTACTTCACTCTCTTCGGGGATTAATTCTTCTCTTTTAGCTTCTTCCATCATTCTATCATATTCTATTTCAGAAAAAGATGATCTAGCTGTAGGCGTTGCTGCTGCAGCTTCCTCTATTGCTGTTGCTGCTAAACCAACACCGGGAACAAGAACTTTTAGTCCTTTTCTACCGCCACTCTTAATGATGTTTAGTAGGCGGCTAGTCCTTTCAGATACGGGCCTATCAGGAGTTGCGGATTGGGGGCCAGTTATCTCTGGCACTGATTTAGCACGGACATGTTGAACATACGGATCAGGCTCTGCACTCAGCTTTCTAATGACTAAAGGTTCGTTTGATCCTCCAGCGTCTAACACTTTTAAACCTTGCTTATAATACTTCTGACTAGGTTTAACGTACTCTGGCACATCAGCATCTGACAAACGAGATGGTCCCATCTTTTCTGATACTGCAGCATCGGCTTCTAAATGACCTGTAAAAAACAAATAGTCCTTGATGTCCTGCATCGCGTTCATAGACACTTTAGGATCGATCTTACGGGCTTCATCTACAATCTCTGTAAACAGATTTACTTTACCGCCCTTGCTAACAGCCTTGCCCATTGCCTGTTTAAACGTATTAACATCGCTTCGTACAATCACTGCCCCTTTTGCTTTTCGTGAAACTTCGCCTCTGTTTGGCTCTACAGTCTCTCCACCCGGTATGCTTGGAGTATCAACAGTAGAAGGGACTCTTGCCTCTCTTCGCGCAACAGCTTTTCTTTGCCTGTCTTGCATTTCAATCTGAGGAGTAATTTCTGTCTGTGCATATACAGGAAGAGATGATTTTTTAGCTTCTTCTATGCCTTTATCAGAAAGATTAAGCTTGTAAGGACGTGATCTACTTTTATCCTCAACGGGCCTTCCATCCTCATCCCTACCGACTACAACAGGAACACCGCCTCTATCTTTTATATCTAGTATCTCTCTGCCCTGCCTAGAGCGTCTATTTTGACCACTCTTAGGGAGACTTTTAAATTTCTCATCTAGCTGTTTAAAATCTGGGTCAGCATCTCGGAGAAAACCATTGTCATACAAAAACTGCTCATACGCTCTAGATTCAGTAAGACTTTTTTCAGTGCCTTCAATACCATCTGGAAATGCTTGAGTGATGTACCTGCCTAGATCGGATGCTCTGTCAGGATTTGCTTTTCTAAAAGCATCTAAACGTTTTTGTAGCTGGCGTAATGACCCTTGTACAGGAAGCCCTGTCTCCTGCATCATCTTTAGTATAAGACTGACACCCCTATCAGTTATAGTAATAGGATTTCTAACGCCCAGCTTTTTTAATTCGGCTTCAGGCAAATCAGTCACGTTAGGGCGCAACTGACTTCCCGGCCCTACACCTGCTTTTCTTTCTGGAAAAGATGATCTTCCTGAACTATCAACCATAATCAGTAACCAAACGTAGAGTCAAATGCTTTAGGCTTTGCTTCTTTCATCTTATTCATCATAGAATTAATAGTTAGATGACCTCTTGCGCGGGTCATGCACATGTATCGCAAAGCATCGTAGGCGTGGTCATCTGCTTTCGTATCTACATCTTCAGGGTTTGTCTTTGACAGAGGTAGTCCTGAGAGAGTGCGTATCAGATGTGTACACGTAGAAAGTATCTTTATCTTTGGCTCGCCTGTAAAATCATCAACCCTTAACCGGCTGTGCAACTCCAGCTTACCCGCTATTCTATTTCTATCAGAAGGAGTAAACCTAGCACCTCTACGAATAAGGGTTTCTGCAATGGAAGGGCCAGTGCCTGTCCTGTTCCAGCAAGAAGCGTCAAGCACAGAGTAATACATGCCGGGGTCATCCCCCTCTAGGCTTACGATAGTATTTGCCAGCATCTCTGCCGTTTGGCCCTTGCCGTAGAACTCCCTGTAAATCCACAGAGTATCATCCCAATCAACTGCGCCCCACAGAACACATGAGGGGGCGGCATACCCGTAATCCGCTGCGCGGACGCGCAACCAGTTGTGGGGTATCTGTGTCTGTGAGGCTTCCACAACATGAATGTTGCGGGAAAACTCTGGGAACGCCGCTCCCTCTGCGACATCCCAATCCCCTTCTAGAAGCCGCCTTCGTTCGACTTCTGGGAGCGACCTCAACATGGCTTCATATTCACCAGTTTCAGCGAGGTAGGGGTTATCGGTCAATCGCGCCGGAATGAACTTACGAAGAAAAAGCGGTTGACCTGCTTTACCGTTAGTTGCTGTGTCAGGCCACAAAAGTGCGTTACCTGTATCAACATCAGTAGCTGCAAAAGGTGCGTTAGGTGGTGCAGGGTCGATGTACATCTTCTTGACCCACCATCCGCCTACCCCTCCGGGGTTTCCTGTGCAGCGCATGTACGCATTAATTTCAGAATCAGTAGTACGAAGCCTAGAACGCAGATACTCCCATACGTAGGGTGTCGGGTAGTGCGTGATCTCGTCAATGCCAATCCAAGTAAAGGCTTGTCCTTGGTAGCGTGTTACGTCTTTGTCCTTGTCGAGGTAGGAGAACCATGCCGTAGCCCCGGACGGGAACTGCCACATCGCTTTCAACTCCCGAAAGATGGCACCGGGAAAAGCTTTTGGATAGAGTTGTTTACTCTTGTCAACCAGTTCTGTAAGCTCGTCCAGTGTGCGACGAATAATAAGGGCGCGATGATTGGGATTGCTGCAGTAGCGAAGAAGATCAGCAAGCAGAGCGTAAGACTTCCCGCCGCCAGCAGCGCCCCCATAAAACACATCCCTTTCAGGGCTTGCCAAAAAGTCCGTTTGTGGCCCTGAATTGGGCTTGAAGATAACCTCTGCTTCATCCTCTACTAACTCCCTTACGGGCTTTGGTACATTCTGTAGTGTAGTATCTTCAATAAGTTTAGCACCATTCTTGGTGAACAGAGCCTGTTCAACCTTCTTGATGCTGTCTTTCTTTTCTTTAGCCTTGGAGGCTTTCTTCTGCGCCTTTTTCTTAGCCCTGTCTGCATTACGGACGGCGGCTGCGGATGCTCTCCGCGCACGTTCTTTTGCGGAGGTGCGGTAGTTACCCTTTTCACCCTCGGCTAACTTTGGGCGACCCCGGCGCTTTACAGGCTCTTCTCTTACATCCGCCTTATCAACCAAAGGCAGGGGGCTTTCGTCTAATACTTTTCTTGTGCCTTCGCTCTGGTGATCTAAATCGTCCAAGTGTTTTACCTTTGTGAAATACTATCTTGGTATTCCCTGTAGTCTTCTTCTTTTTTACTGCCATTATTTTAGTCGTGGTTTCCTTGGGGCGTTGGAGTATTGTTTAACGTGTCCGCCTTTTGCAAATCGTCCTGTAACTCTAGCGCCTACACGCCCTTCTCCGCTTTCAGGATCATAGCTGCCCCTAACACCTGCAGTTCCTTTAAACCTGCCTAGCTCGACGGGCCTTTCAAAGGATGCTCCTACAGTGGGTACTCTTCCCTCCGCTACATCTTCAAAACCCAAACCCTTGTAGTTAATATTTAGGTTTAGTCCCTCTGGTAACTGGCGATTAATAAGTTTCTCACCTTCTTGTACAACTCTTGCAACTGCAGTTCTAGACGCTTTATCTTTTAACGCCTCTGCACTGTACTTATCAGGATCAAGAAAATAATCTGCGGCTAAATAGGCGGCACCCATAGCACCCTTTGCTAATTGTGCATTACTCACATCTCTTTGTATGTCTGGATTAGCAATACCAAGATCACGGGAACGAGCAGTAAAGGCTGTTTCTTTGCCTCTCTCTGATCTATCAATCTGAGACTTTAGTCCATCCCTGATTGTTGTTACTGCTCTTTTTAAATCATCAGCCATTTTGTACGATCTGGTTCTCTTTGATTAGCCCACGATCAATTGCGTAAGCTTGTACGACGAAATCTTCTACAGTTTTTACTTCTACCGTCTTATAGAACTGGCCCTTGCCACGGATGTAGCAGGGCTGGCTCAAGGGCTTTCTGGTCCGCGACAGTTTAACTTCTACGAATATCTTATTCATGATTTATGATAATAGGATCATCCTGCCCAGACTTTGCGGGAAGAAGAACCACTCCATGTAAAGCAGTAACGTTATGTTCAACTTTGTCGTGTTTGCCCACTCCTACCCGATTAAGAATAGATTCCGCTGCTTTTATACGCTGTTCAGCGCGTGGGATGGTTCCATCATCGTCTAGTGCTTGTACAAGACCTGCTGCCGCTTTTACTGAATTAGCGGCTAACATATTCTTAGCCCTGCCTACTATCTCGTCTGCAAGAGAGTTCATAACCGCCTTGCCAGTAGTTTCGGAGTATCCGGCTACGCGCAGTGCTGCAGCGTTATTGCCGCCATTGTCCATGAGAGCGTCTAAGTATGCAGACTGCATCTCAGTTAGCTCTCGTTTCTTCTTCTTCTGTGAGGGTAAGAGTCCTTCCTGTGCCATTAGTAACGTACTTTACGTACTCCACCGCCATGAGCATATTCTTTAACCTTACCGCCACCCATCATGCCTGTAACCTTGTTGCGGTTCATTTGCATCAGGCTCTGCTGCGGGTTCTGCTGCATGGAAGCTGCACCCATAATCTTATCTTTGTCCGGGGTGCCTGTAGTAGCCATGCCACCATAAGCTTTCTTAGCCGTCTTTGCAGCTTGCTTGAAGTTCTTGGCAGTAGGCGCACCTTTAGCCCCTACCTTACGCATCTTCTCTCCAGAGCCACCGGCTATCCGCTTGCGCTTCTGTTGAATATTATAATATAGTCCTTTTTTTTCTGGCATTAGCACTTCCACCTTTTTCTTGCTTGCCTAATACGGCTATTGGGATTAGCCGCTGCCTTGGGAAACTTCTTCATCTGACCTGCAGAACGAGCGCAGTATGACTTACGCCTCTTTGCGGCCTTACTTCCCGCCTTGACCTCGCCGGTCACTGCGCCTTTTAGCTTTGAACCTTTGTTAGCCGCACGATAAGCCTTGATACCCTTCTCGGTCATTCCAGCGCCCTGTTTAGTAGGTCGCTTCATTCCTGAACCTGTAGGCATCTTGGGCTTACGAACTCCACCGCCCTTTGCATACTCCTTACGACTAATCGCTGCTACCTTCTTAGATTGCCGCTTGTGCATCTGTGAGGCTTTGACTAGCTCCTTGGAGATTTGCTGGAGTTGTTCTTTGGCTGGCACTTTATTTTGCTGCTTTGGGTTTTTTGGCGGGAGCGGTTTTGGTGCGAGACACTGAATACTGTTTATCAGTACCAAAGCTACGGGCCTTGGGGGCGTCTCTGCCATATTGATAAACAAGTTCTTTATCTCGCTTTACAGCCTTTATTCGTCTATCCAAATCAGCGCTATACACATCTTCAGCAGCTTTTCCGCGATCACCTTCTTTAGTATCGTAGTACTTTTTTATAGCTTTCTTACGATCTGCAGAATCTCTTTCATTAATAGATTTGTAAAGTTCATAAGTTGATTTTTGTTTCTTTGCCATTATTCCATCTCCACCGTTGGTTCTCCCCATCCACTCGTTCCAAATCCAGTGGTTCTTGTGTACATCTTCTTACAGTGACAGTCTCCACAGTCACAGTGAGCGCAAGGCTCTGGACAATGACAATCTCTCGGCTGACACACGCAGGTTAGGCAGGTGTCATCCTCCGGCTGTTTTTCAGGCGCGTTGGATATCATTGTAAAAGCTGCATAAGGCCCTTGATATTGAGGCATTGTAAATTCTTTGGGGGTGCAGCTACTACAGTCTTGTCTCCCAACCCTCTAGGGTTAAATATAATACTATTTTTGATAGGGTGTAGACGGACTAATAGCTGCTAACTATCTATTATAACAATTATATCGAAGTTGTCAAGTAAAAAATTATAAAATAGTGCATTTTATGCTTGACAAATCCGATATGAGCTGTATAATAAGAGTTAACTCTTCTCCGGGGGTTTAATATACATATATCCCCTTACTATTAGCCCTCATTGTAATATAATTACCCAAAAGGACTCAGTATCAGTATGTTTGTTACCCCCTCAGAGGATGTTATAAGGCCGTGGCCGTTGACTTCGTACACCTTTAATACTTTTGCCCAGTATATTCAATACTTTAATGCCGATGAGTGTAAACAGTACATCCGCGACGGGAAAGAAAATGAACGGACTACTGTCTTAAAGAAGGGTGAGGTTGGTAATGCAGAGGCCAACACTAACTTTGAGGTAAGAAACTCTGATGTGTGTTTCTTCAAGACACATAACCCAGCAAATAATCCCCTATACTCAAAATTAACCGAAGTTCTGATAAACGCTAATCAATCCTTTTTTGAATATGATATTTTTGATATAGAAGCTGTGCAGTTTTCTACCTACTCCGCTGGATATGACGGTTTCTATACAAAGCATATAGATACTATGACAAACTCTGCCGCTACAGGAGTTAGAAAGTTAAGTTTCAGTGTGCAGTTAAGCCCTGCAGACTCCTACGAGGGGGGTGATCTCCTCTTACACACCGACATGACGCCTACAGTTGCACCCAGAGAGATTGGAAGCCTGATCGTATTCCCAAGTTTTACACTGCATGAAGTTACACCTGTAACTGAGGGGGTGCGGCACTCTCTAGTAGGCTGGGTAACAGGACCAGCGTGGAAATAATATTAAAATAATGACTTCACTTGGATATCTATACGCAGTAATACTCGATATGGATAAAAAAAATAAAAAAGTACCCTTAAAACGCAATCCTTACTACAAGGAATTAGCCCAGTTAGGCCATAAGGTATTGAAAAACAAGAAGATTTATTCTAGAAAGGGTAAAAAATAGTAAAAATATACCGGGATTGCATATAGATATATACCCACCCCCGGTGGCCCATGCGCGCCCCTGCATGGCTAAGTCTTTGTTTTTATTAAGTTTGACTAGTATCCATAATATACACTATGAGACTATGCTTTCCGGCACTAATACCCCGGCTAATAGTTCCGCGATCCCTTTCATATATCCGCACTCCCGCGCGCGTTGTTCTAATCATGCCGACAAGATCCCCCGGCGGCCTTTTTGGTGGTGCTTTGGGGTGGCATGGGCGTGCAATACAGCGCACACAAACCCGGCAGCCATATCCGAAACGCTAGCAATATCCAGACGCTAAGTATTATTGCAGGTAAAAAAAGGCCCCAGTTAAGGGGCCTCAGTTTATTGTGGGTTGTGTTAACTGTGAGTGTATCCATCGGGTTCTATGCCCAGCCACATTCCACACCACGGCACAATCACGCAATTAGCGATAACATCATTGTAAGCGGTGCGCCTGAACTGCAGATAAGTCTTAGGTTTGGGATTTCCTCCCCATCCTCTGCCGTAACCCTTTAGCAGGGCCTCGCGTTGTTTTCTGGTCAGGGGCTTCATAAGAGCAACTCCGATCCCACAATACATCCGGCCAAGAAGCCGATCAAGAATGCGCCATATACCGCGAAATAATCGCTTTTGGTTGGTCTAGCCATTAGCCCTGCTCCCCGTAAAAGTCAGGCGTTTCGTATGGTTGCACGTCCTGCTCCGTTGGTTCTGTGATGTCTTTCCAATCATCAATGCCGCAAGCGCCCATGAATTTATTTGCATCGTAACGTGGGTTATCCACTCTGAACAAGTTGTGGAAATCCAGCGCCGTATCCTTAAGCGCAACCCGCGCCGTCGCGGTAGCATAAATCTCGTTCACGTCGTCGTCGTCATTACCAGTGTTATGCTCCGCAGAGTCATATTCATACCGCATCAAATTGGTTTTCAGTACGTGGGCAACTTTGTAATAGTGCTTTTGTGTAAAGCTTGCCATTAGTCCGATCTCCTAATTAGAGTTAAAAAAACCGCCCCCAATTAAGGGGACGGCTAGAGTTTACCGGCAGGGAGTACCGGGCGTCAACTAATTATTCTGCCTCTTTCACTTGAGGGGTAAAAAGCCCCTGTTTCGCAAGCTTCTCAATCACGCGGGAAAAAGCCCCCTTCGCACCTATGCCATAGAGCCGGGCATGTTCAATATCAATATTTTGCATCTTGAACTGCAAACCCTCGATAGCGTCGAGTGCTTCCTGAGACACAAAAACCTGTTTCCCGCCATTAGTCGTGGTCGCTGTTTTCTTGGTCGTCATGGTTCTATTTCCTTACAATATGAAGTGATAAACGATTAGACAAACTGCTAATACTACGCATATTCTATAAGCTGCCTCTATGATTTCGATGGCACATCTCCTGCACTAGTTAATCGAAGCCCAAGCCGGTGCGGAAAGCACTGCCCAGATACCGCGTGCGCGATCCATTTGTTCGTTGAGCGTATAGCCGCCGCGATCAGTGTTTACCATGTTGTCATTTGCACGACCAAACGTATGAGTTTTTTCTACACCATTAATCTCAAACGTTCTGCTGTCATGGGTATGCGTGGCGTAGTGGGTCAGCACATTGTACAAAGCCCATTTATTTTTGCCCAAGCCACCGCCCTGCGAGTAATCCCGGCTGTACTCTTCCCACAAGTCGTACAAGGCGTGGAACTTCTTAATGTTCAAGTCTTCTGCCTTCTCAATCCCGTGCTGCTGTTCACGTTCTAGCCGTTTCTGTCCTGTAACATCCTTCGGGCAAATATGCTTGATAAACGCTCCCGCTGTAGCATCTTCAACAGGCGTGGCTTTCCATTCTTTAAAGCGGTCGATGTTATCGCGGAAAGTACCAAACACTGTATTGGCTGTACGCAACAAACTGGCGGCGTCAAAGTGCTTGGAATGTTTCACTTTGTTGTAGACTGCCTTATCGCCACCAAAAACCATTGAGTTTTCACAATATGAACGATAGGCACCTGCAAACTGCTGGAAAGCCCATTTGCTATTAACTGAATTAATCTGATCAGAACGGCAATAAACCATGTCACCGCCGCCGGACATGTCCACGGCCTCGTCCAAATACTGGATGGAACGTTTAGCCTTCATGCCGAAGTCGGAATATTCGTCACGGACTAGCACGTTGTCGGTAGGAAGCTCACTGTCTTTGAGAATGTCGGCGTGTTTGCCAAACAAGTCTACGTGGTTTTCCAGTGTGTAGCTGGATGATACCGCGCTGGTATCGGCTAAGCTTCCATCGTGAAGATACCGCAAAGCTCTGCTACCAGTTATCTCCGTACCGTCGGCGGTGTAAATGTGAAACTTATCGACCTTGAGCGGCTCAAAAAAGCTGAGGTCAAACACGTCGTTGTGTTCGCGAACGGCGGCAGGTTTAATCTGCGCTACTTCCGGCACGTTGTGGGCGGGTTCGATAATCTGTATCTGGTTCATGGTTCTCGTCCTTTTGTTGATGAAACAAAGCTGGCATAAACTAAACCGCGATCAATGTCAAACACTCATTTTAATCTAAACAGAATAAAAACCGGCGGGAGCAGTGGTCAGGGAGACTAGAACCGCCGCTCACCGCCGGGGAGTACAGGGGGAGAACCAACAAAACCCTGCACAAACTAATCTAAAGGCCGACAAAATTTAAGGGCCGACAAATTTACTGCGTATAATGTTCCATCATCCAAGTGTACCAAAACACACTGTTTGGATGTAGTTCTTCATTGTATAGTACATCTTCAAGTGCGTGCATTATGCTACCTCTTTCACAGTTTCGGTAAACCAATCTGGTACAGGACGATTAGTCCACTTAGCAAAGTATGCCTTATCACCAATGTAGTACGCCTTGTACGCAGAGATTGCATCGTCTAACGACGCAGAGTTAGGATTACATTTGTAGTGGTCAGGCATACATTGCGGTGGTGCTGAAGTTAATCCTGTAAAGACTGTTCTGTGTGGTATGTTGTCAGGCGCGTAGAACAACCATTCTTTCGTAGCAGCCTTGTGTACTTTGTTGTAGCGGTGCGTGTACTCAATACCAAGATATCCCCATAGGTCCGACAACCAATTGTAATTGCCACGGCCTAGCCTTGCCCATGCAGTAGAGGGGTGGTTCTTGTGAGCTATCTTGTACAAGCCCTCACGGTCAGCAACTTCATCACCGTCAATTACTCTATGTGCGGTGGATAGGATTTGTGCATACTCCAGCACCATTTTGACTACATGCTTGTCACAGTGCATTTGCGCTGCAATCTTGGGGTTTTTATCTAGATAGAATATATTCATTGTTGGTTCTCCATGTAAATAAGGTGAGGGGAGAAGGAATCGAACCTTCTGCTTGGCACACTTGAAACGTTTGCTTTCGCAATCCTATGCCATGCCTTATTCAAGTTATACAGCATTCGCCTAGCCTTGCCCCTCTTGAAGAATTGACCCCTAGCATATCCGTCTAGCGTCCGTCAAATGTTTTTTTAATCCACACAGACTAATCTTCTGGCTCCTTAACCACTGGTCCTAAATATGCTACTAACCTTGTATGGTCTATTAGTATCTTAGACAACATACTCTTAGAAACGATTACAGTTTTTTTACGTCCATCGCCGTTTACAGTTTGATGTAGTTTGTCTAGATCATCCATAGACGTTTCTAGTTTTATCTGTCTCATAGTTGAACTATCTTTTCAAAGTTATTGAGATAATCTCCGACATTATCTCTAGTGACAACAGTTCCGTCAGCAGTTACAGCAAGAACTCTATTTGTTTGACTAACTAAATTATCCTTAGACCACTCTGTTCTAGTCTTACCAATGTTGTAAGCCCAATCCCTGTCACAAAAATCTCCGACAAATTGTCTTAGCATAGGTTTTGATGCAAGGAAGTTACTCTTGTGGAATTTTGGGTTGCCGTGATACCACTTTATTTGTTTGTTGTAGTGCTGGTTTATACACCACTTAAATATGTTGTCCCCCATGTAGAACGGGCAGTAGTTTGACAAATCCATCTTCTCACCAGAGAAGTTTTTTATAATACGGAATGATCTCATTCTGCTAAAGTATCTCTGGTTGTGCCACCAGAAATCGTAGTTCCAATCTTCGTTAACCAAAAGATGCAAGTCCGGCTCGGCATCTAAGGCGAACTTATAGCCAAACAAATCTGTTTTATCTCTTTTAATATTTTTCATTAGTATAGGATTACCGACAGAACCAAAAAGAGGGTCGGCCTCTATTCCTGTAGTAACTATATTTTTAGAGGGGTCAGCCATACCATATAAATTACCTGTACTGTCTATCGTATGATTACCCGATAAAATGTAATCTTTCAGATTGTCCGGTCCTAGACTGAGAGGGTCACTGCCACCCATTATTATGTGTAATTGGTGCCTGATAGGGACTTCTCTAAAAGCAACTAGCATGGCTACACTATCTAAACCACCGGAGTAGTAGAAATCAATCTGCTTATTCTTTCTAGCAAACTCCTGCGCTCGCATCAGCATTAAATCACTAAAGTCATACCTATCTATTTCATCATAGTACCTGTAATCAATATCACCAAAATACTTTGACATATTATCCATAGGCCATATGAAACTGCGTTTTCCTAGAGAATCATTAATACACGTTGTTCTAGCAGGTGTCCTGTTATACTCCATAAAGGCTTCTTCTCTAGTCCTAGCCAGAACATAATCAGTCTTCCACTCTCTATCAATCTTAGAGTGTTCACCCACATGTATATCCATCAGCTTACGAAAAGCATCATCAATGTATACAAAGCTGTACATTTATTTTACCTCGGTTATAACCCAACGCCCACGTTCTGCTAAATGTGGAAAACGTCTAGACCAATCTTTAGGGTAAATGTTCAATTCAGTTTCATACTTCCACTCCCAACGCAGTGTTTTACCATCATATGCGCGAGTAGAGTATTCCGGTTGTGGCCGCTTGCTACGTTTGACAAAATGCTTGTTCTTTTTTACTTCCGACATTTTACCTGTCCTGTATTAATATTGTAGTATACAAGCTCCACACCTAACTGCTTCTGTATAGGTGAAAGCTGACGGTTAATCATTGTACCCGGCTTCCAGTTAGCGTTCTTGGAACGGAACGACATTGTTTTAACCTCGACAAGTTTCACGTCCTTTGTATCAGGATTTATAGCTATGAAATCTACAGGGCCTGTGTTGTTAGTCTCGTTGTACACATGGTAGCCGCTATCAGCATAGTATCGCATAGCGCCTAGCTTAGACTGTAGGCCCTTCTTCTCTTTGATATTCATATCAGTATCTCACGCTGTAGTCATCTACAGGAGAAGTGTAGGCAACACTGCTTTTACAGGTATCACACACAAAGGAGACTCTGTGCAATAGCTTCTCTTTCCTACAGCACAAGCACTTCTTGATCTTGTACTGATCTTTGTCTTTTAGCCTATCACGCTCAAGCTCAAGCTGCTCTGCTACATTGGCGAAGTCTATACGCTTAACTTCTACTTTGCCCATGTGTGTGAACCTGTTTTTGTACCTGTTCAGGATACTTATCACAGAGTTCCTAGTCATCTTGCCACAGTTGTTTGTGTTGTACTTGGGTGACATAGCTTCTGCTATCTCACGGGCTGTTAGTCCCTCTTTCCTACTCAGTTCAAATACTTCTGTTATGAACTCATCACTATGCAACTTACTCTGTGAACTCATGCCTAACACCATCTACTGTAATACTTGTTATGGTATTCATGTTGACATTCCTGTAGCCTTTAGCCCCAGTGTCCCACACAGTCATCATTTGTTTGTTAGTGTTACAATCTCTACCACCCTTCTTGTGCTTGTTAACACCAAGCCTACAGTTTAACTGGCGGTAAGAACCATCCGCTTTTGTAAATGATACAGTGAAAAACCTGTCCTGCACTGTGGCCTCGACAACCCGCCGCATCAGGTCAGGATCAGATAGTCTGCGGTTGAATATGGTGAACATGGCTCACCTCTATTGTTGAAGGGAAGATCACCGTACACTAAAATTAATTTGCGGTCAAGCGTTATTTTCTGTTGACAGTGTTTTTTATCCATGCTAAGAGGCATGTTGCCGTGTCCCGATATTGAGGATATTATATTAATGACTAATATAATTAAAGATTATATATATAATCTAGATATACCTTTAGGTACTTCTAAGAGATTAGATTGTCCTGTATGTAATGGTACTAACACTCTTTCAGTTACTCAGTTTACAGATTGTATTAAGTATTATTGTTTCCATGCAAGCTGTTCTGTAGGTGGTGTAATTAAAGAGGGACTTAACTTAAACTCTTTCTCTGTAGTTGATGATATGGTAAAGCCAAGCTTACCTGTAGGGCTTGAAGTAGAAAAGCAGAACTGGCGCAAGAATAACTGCCCTCAACATTACTATGACTACCTCAAAACAAACAACTGTTCTGCAGCTTGGTCGAATGGATTAGCCGACATACGCTATGATTACAAGAGAGACAGGGCTGTGTTTGTTATTAAGGATGGTAACAAAAGCGTTGATGCAGCGGGAAGATACATTGGACAGGGACTACACGCAGGTCCAAAGTGGTACAGATACGGACAGAGCAAGATACCGTTTGTATGCGGCAAACACAAACATGCTGTAGTAGTTGAAGACTGCGCTTCTGCAGCCTCTATATCTAACTTTGCAACGGGAGTTGCGCTACTTGGAACGTACCTACAAGAGGATGTACTGTACAGGCTAGGCAGCTTCAAGCGTATAACTGTGGCACTGGACAAAGATGCTACAGACAAGGCAGTTGAAATATCACTAAGAATAAACAATGAGTATGGAGATATAGTTGATATAGCAATACTAGACAGAGACTTAAAAAGACTTACTGAGGATGAAGCAAAGGAGGTATTAAAGATATGATTGATAAGTCTGTACTTGTAGCATGTCTGCAAAAAGACAACTTTAACAGAGTATCTGGTTTAATTCAAAAAGAATACTTCTCCAAAGAAGTAAGCACTATTGTAGAGACGATAAGTTATCTACATAAGAACTACGAGGGCGACTTGTCCCTCTCTGATGTGTCACTCGCTCATGAAGAGCGTTACCCTGCTTTACCTGAAGCTACTAAACAAAGGGTACAACAGCAGTTTCAAGAGTTAGTAGGCATCACAGTAAACCCGCAGGTAGCAGGAGATGTTCTACACAGCTTCTGGAAGAGAGCGAAAGCAAAAGAGATAGGAGAACAAGCACTTGACATTTTTCTTGGTAAATCTAGCGATACTTATTCTCTGCTCGGCATTGTAGAAGAACTAAAAAACAATGAAGTAAAGGGAACTAAAAGCTATACACTGCTACAAGACAATATAGCTGACAGTCTAGAGGAGTTTGAGCGCGACCCTGAGTTTATCTTTCCTACACAGATACGTGATTACGTACCGGGCATTGACCGACAAAATCTTGGTGTGATCTTTGCACGGCCAGAGATAGGCAAGACAAGCTTCTCAGCGTGGTTGTCTGGCTGGTATGTTAAGAACAAGCACCATGTAGCCTACTGGGGTAATGAAGAACCTGTAAAGAAGACACGTATGCGCGTGGCTAAATCTATTACAGAGAAGTCTAGACTAGAGGTGCTACAGGATAAACAAGAGTTTATCACACAGTACCAAGAGGATGTACTACCCTACATATCTTTCATGGATTGCGTAGGAACATCGATACAGGAAATAGAGGACTATTGCTCTCGCAATGAAGTTGATGTAATATTCATTGACCAGCTTGATAAGATCAGGATTGACGGTGAGTTCTCACGCGGGGATGAGCGGCTGAAGGAGTTGTACTGCCGATCCAGAGAGCTTGCCAAGCGCCACAACGTAGCAGTCTGGGCAATATCGCAAGCGTCCTACGACGCCCACGGAAGAGAAAGTATAGATTACTCCATGCTGGACGGCAGTAAGACAGGTAAAGCTGGCGAGGCTGACATAATTATAGGCATAGGTGTAGCAGAACATGAGGAGTTCCGAACCATTAAGTTCTCAAAAAATAAAGTAAATGGCTGGCACGGGTCGTTGGTTTTACGCAGAGATGGTGATAGAGATATATTCTCATGATCACCGTGCTTGACATAGAAACTACGATGGACTTCGATAACTCTACATCGTCGCCCTACAACGGACAACAGATAGTCTTTGTAGGGTACAGGAGTTTCATGCCTGATCTATCTGTAGTAGAAACACATGAATTGTTTTTCTATCATAACCAATGTAAGACTACACCAGATGCTGCTAAGAAGTTACAGGACAAGCTAGACGAAACAACATGTTTAGTCGGGCATAACCTGAAGTTTGATTTGCAGTGGTTGCGAGAGTGTGGCTTTAAGTATGATGGTATACTATGGGATACAATGATAGCTGAGTATCTTTCCCACCGTGGTATAAAGAAATCAATTAGCCTTGCAGAGTGTGCTAAACGTAGAAGCCTACCTGAGAAGAGAACAGACCTCACGGACCAGTACATCAAGGACAAGGTGTCCTATGAAGACATGCCGCCTGACATAGTGCGGGAGTATTGTATCGCTGATGTGCAGACTACGACAGAGCTAGCCCAAGCCCAACTAGATGAATTAAAGATGTGCTGGCCTACAGAGGAGAGTTCCTTTGCATAAGGTTGTAAAACTAAGCATGGATATGCTTGATGTCCTAATCGATATAGAGAGAGCGGGGATAAAGATTTCCAATGAAAAGCTTGCAAAGATTAAGGCAGACTATCAGTCAGAGTACGATCAGTTGTATGATGATCTTATGGATATTGCTGAACATGTTATGGGTGATACTCCTATCAATCTTGATAGCCCTGACGATAGGAGTAAGCTGCTTTATTCGAGACAGGTTACTGATAAGACTGCTTGGAAAGAAGCGTTCAACATAGGAACTGAGCAGCGCGGACACACCAAGAAACAAAAACGCAAAACAAAAATGTCGCCTACACTGTTCAAGGATACAGTAAAACAATTAGCCCCTGTAGTATTAAAGACTAGGGGCGAGAGGTGTACTCATTGTAATGGCACAGGAAAGATTAGATCGCGGCTGAAGTCTGGTGCGCTTAGTAAGGTACAGACTAAATGCAAGGTATGTAGCGGCACGGGAGTGGTTTACACGCATCTCAGAGAAGCTGCAGGGCTTCGCGTCATTCCCAGAGGGCCAGAGGACACTGCTGCAGCAGGGTTTAAGACAGATAAAGAAACTATGTCGCAGATCAGGTTGGAGTTAGAGGGCAAGGCAAGAGAGTTCGTGGACAAGTACACACGCTACTCAATGATAAGAACGTATCTTAATACGTTTGTAGATAGCTTGGAGAAGTACCAAGATGATAGAGGTTTTATTCATCCTAACTTTAATCAGTGCGTCACTGCTACTGGAAGACTGTCGTCAAGTAGACCAAACTTTCAAAATATGCCGAGAGGAGCAACATTCCCTGCAAGAGAAGCGATTGTTTCTAGGCATGAAGGTGGTTACATTTTAGAAGGAGACTACTCACAGCTAGAGTTTCGTGTAGCTGGCTACTTGTCAAAAGACCCTGTAATCTATGAAGAGGTAGAGAGCGGGTTTGACGTTCACTCTTACACCGCAGAGATCATGGGCGTGAGTAGACAGGACGCAAAGGCCCACACCTTCAAGCCGTTGTACGGTGGTGTGCTTGGGACTAATCGGGAGATGGCATACTACTCAGCCTTCCGTAACAAGTACCAAGGCGTGACCGAGTGGCACGATAAACTACAGGAAGAAGCTGTTACTAAGAAGACTGTAACACTGCCTTCTGGTAGAGAGTACGCATTTCCCTATGCAAAGTACACACGCTATGGTACAACGGTAGGTGCTACATCAATTAAGAACTACCCCGTCCAAGGTTTTGCTACTGCAGACCTGTTGCCATTAGCCCTGATACGGCTACACAAATGTCTGAAGGCGATGGTGAAGCCAAAACCACAGAGTAGAATTATCAATACCGTCCACGACTCAATCATAATGGACGTACACCCCGACGAAAAAAATACTATGATTGAACTATTAAAAAGGAGTATGTTGTGTATCCCTGAAGAGTGTAGTACAGTGTTTGGTGTTACTTTTGATATGCCTATTGAGATAGAGATGAAAATAGGCACTGATTGGTTAAATTTAGAGGAGCTAAAAATATGAGCGATATGATTACTATGGACGATCTGAACGAAGAAAACATGGCAAAGCTTGCTGCCATGGTCGGTCAGACTGAGACGCGCCCTGCATCACAGCAGGGACTACCACGGCTAGCCATTGAGCAGCAGAGCGAGAACGATGAGGGAGAGCCACTACCAAAGGGTAGCTTCCGCATTCGTCTGGATAGCAGCACAGTCTATGCTAAAGAGATTACCGTGCGTATGTTTATTCGGTACTACTCTTATGATCTGTGGAACCAGCAGTCTCCTGAAGATAGTATCAGGACTGTTCTCACACCTTCTCTTAGCGACGACTTCTTTGATACTAGTGGTGGTATGAAGTGTGGTAAGCTGAGTAAGCAGGAAGTAGAAGGTCTTTCTACCAACTCTCTCGAACATGCTAAACAGAAGAGTATCAAGTGTACTCAAGTTGTCTACGGTATCATCACTGGTGCTAAAGATGCTACAGATGGTTCTGGTGACAAGGTTGACCTCGCAGGTACGCCCTTCATCTGGTCAGCCCGTGGCTCTGCGTTTATGCCAGTGGCTAACTACATTCGTGAGGTGCCATCCAATAAGATTATTTTTGGTCAGAAGGTAAGCATTGCTACTAAGCGTAATAAGAACGGTGGTATTGTTTACTATGTCCCTGCCTTTGATAAGCCACAGCCTGTCAAGATCGTGGATGAAGATGTAGAAACTCTTAACACCTTCATGCAGGACATTGAGAAGTGGAACGTGCGTGTGCTTAAACAGTACAATGAGCGCAAAGAAAATGTTCTTGCTATGGATGATCTCGATGTAGCAAAAGCGTTGGAAACAGCAGAGGCCAGCTAATGACCTCAATGCTGCTACATAAAGTACAGCATTTCCTAGAGAAAGCGTCGAGGGGAGAGGGCGACGGCCTTCCCCCTCACCTTATCGAAGAGTTTAAGGAAATGTGTGGTTTCGCTATTGAGAGGCAGTTTAGTGAGAAGCGTGGCTCAAAGGTTCGCATGTCCGGTGTAGGAAAACCTTTGTGCCAGCAGAAGCTGTCTGCTGAAGATGGCATAGAAGAAGATGTAGACTATACTCTGGTTATGAAGTTTCTGTTTGGAGACATCATAGAAGCGATAGCTGTTACAGTTATGAAAGGCGCGGGTATAGACATACAGAGTGAGCAAGAGGGTGTTAGCCTAGAGATAGGTGGCACTACTCTTAACGGCACGTATGATGTAAAGATAGATGATAAGATATATGACATAAAGAGTGCCGCTCCCGGCGCATTCTCTATGAAGTTTGCGGCTAATCGTGGCTACAACAACATCAAGAAGGATGATGTGTTTGGTTACGTGCCGCAGGGCTACCTGTACGCAGAGGCTGCTAACTCTACGTTTGGTGGCTGGATAGCTATCAACAAGGCTACAGGTGAGTGGGCGGTGTGTGAAACACCGCTGGTACATGAAGAAGACAGACAGGCTGCACTACAATTAGCCGATAAAAACATACGCAGTGTTCTTGGCAAAGAGAAGTTTGAGCGTTCTTTCTCTGATGAGCCTGAGACTTACAAGGACAAGGCTACAGGTTCTGTTAAAAGAACAGGCAACCGGCTAATGGATAGAACGTGTGGCTACTGTGGCTTTAAGATGCACTGCTGGCCCGATGCTGCTTACAAGCAGAAAGTAACTTCTACAGCAAATACCAAACCTCGCGTGTGGTATACAAAGCATGTAAAGGATGAAATCTGATGCCCCTGTACATTACAGAAACTATAAGCGACTTTGAATTACAGTATAATCCAGATGTTGTGTTTGTATATTTTGACTGCTCAAAAGAAAACTCTACTCACGTAGAAAGCTTACGTGTAAAGGCGTTACCTAACGAGCAAAGAGAGGCTATCATATATAGATCAAGCATGGCTCCTAAAGGAGATTGGGATAGTATTGAGTACCGTATGTATGGAAAAAAAATATTAAATAGGTGTTTTGATAATATTAAAAGTAGACTTAGAGATAATAAGCTGGTTATATTTCCAGTGAGGTCTTTTGGCGTTATTAAAAGTACAGTGGCAGAAGAAATTTCTACGGATTTGGAAAGAAAGTTTATAGAGATAGCAAATACAAATCCCGGCAATGACAATAAGTTTGATTACTATGCGTTTTAGATCAAAGTTTGAAGCTGAAGTAGCTGTAGCCCTTGGCCGCAGAGGTATTGATTTTGAATTCGAGCCTGATAAGATACCCTATCAGCGTGAGCCTAGCGTATACATACCTGACTTCTACATACCTAGAAACGATATGTACATTGAGGTTAAGGGGCGACTAACACAGCAAGACAGAGTAAAGCACTTGCTTGTTAAGAAGCAGAATCCTGATTTTGAAGTGAAGTTCTTCTTTGCAAATGCCAATAAAAAAATATACAAAGGCTCAAAGACTACACACGCAGATTGGGCAGAGCGCCACGGTTTTGATTGGGCGCATAAAAAGTTACCTGTGGAGTGGTTTGATGAATGATGATGGTTTTACTTTTGAGCCGGAAGATGATCTCATAGATGATGAGATGAGAGACAGGATAGAAGAAGAGACATTCTTTTTAGCCAAAGATAGACTGTACATTGTCTTTGATCCAGAGGGATTTGACAAAGTGAACGTCAGAGCATATGATACGTCAGAGGTTGAGGACGTATCTGCCGCGCATATTCTGCAGCAGGGTATGCTTAGTCTACTTGAGTCTGATTATGACTATCTTATGCAGCTAGGACATGAAGCAACTATGGAACAGATAGTTGATAAGTCAAAAGACAAAAGAGATTCTAAGAGTCTAGTAGTAGAAGAAGTATATGATAATGTTATTAAAGTTAAGTTTAGCGAGGACAACTGATGCCAAATGAGAAAAAGTATCTAGCTGAATTAACCAAATCTGTGAACAGTCCGTCACACTACACACAAAATGGTATAGAGACTATAGACATGATCAAGGAGTCTCTTACAGAGGAAGAGTTTAGCGGCTACCTAAAAGGAAACATACTGAAGTATGTGTGCCGGTACAAACATAAGGGGATGCCACTCAAAGACTTGATGAAGTCACAGTGGTATCTACAACGACTAGTTAGCGAGCAGAGAGAAAATGAAAAATAATTATTTCCCAACAGACTACCAAGAGTTTATTCATCTGTCCCGGTATGCCCGTTGGTTAGGGGATAGGCGTGAGACTTGGCCGGAAACGGTTGAGCGTTACTTTGATTTTATGTCGCACCACCTGAAGGAGAGGTATGGTCACAAGATACCTAACAGGCAGGAGCTTGAAGAGGCTGTACTTAGTCTGCAAATTATGCCCTCAATGAGGGCCTTGATGACTGCAGGGCTAGCCCTAGAACGTGACCACACATCGGGCTACAACTGTTCATACATTCCTGTAGACTCACCACGTTCATTTGATGAGATACTTTATGTTCTCATGTGTGGTACTGGTGTAGGGTTCTCTGCAGAGAGACGATACACAGAAAGTCTGCCTAGTGTAAACGAACACTTTGAACCTACAGAAACAACCATCGTTGTACAGGATAGTAAGGCAGGATGGGCTAGGGGCCTTCGTGAGCTAATTGCCTGTCTGTACGCAGGTCAGGTGCCAAAATGGGACTTATCGCGTCTACGCCCTGCTGGAGCGCGTTTAAAGACGTTTGGCGGTAGATCGTCCGGGCCAGCGCCTCTTGACGACCTTCTTAAATTTACAGTGGCTTTGTTTAAAAATGCTGCTGGTAGGCAGCTATCTCCGTTAGAATGCCATGATCTTGTATGTAAGATAGCCAGCGTAATTGTTGTAGGCGGTGTACGCAGGTCCGCTCTGATATCTCTATCTGATCTTAACTCAAACAGGATGCGAGTTGCTAAGTCAGGTGAGTGGTTCAGAGACTACCCGCACCGTGGGCTAGCAAATAACTCTGCAGTATACTCAGAACGCCCAGACATGAACACGTTTCTGAAAGAGTGGTACTCGTTGTATGAGTCCAAGTCTGGAGAGAGAGGAATCTTTAACCGTGAATCAGCACAAAATAAAGTGGCTAGTATTGGTCGTCGTGATCCTGATCATGTATTTGGAACTAACCCTTGCTCTGAAATCATCCTACGTCCCTACCAATTCTGCAACCTCACAGAAGTCGTTGTCAGAGCAGAGGACACAGTAGTCACACTAACTAAAAAGATAGAGTGGGCTACACAGCTTGGCACGTATCAATCCTCTCTTACTGATTTTAAGTATCTTAGAAAGATATGGAAGCAGAATACAGAAGAAGAGCGGCTGCTAGGAGTTAGCCTTACAGGTATCTTAGACAATGAGATGCTGTCATCTAACAACTGTGGTCTGGTAGACTTGCTTGTTGGGTGGAGAAAGGTAGCTGTAAAGACTAATGAAAAGCTGGCTAAGAGTATGGGAGTAAGCCCCTCTACTGCTATCACTTGTGTTAAACCTTCCGGCACTGTATCCCAGCTAGTCGATAGTGCATCGGGTATCCACCCCCGGCACAGCGAACACTATATTCGTACAGTTCGTGGAGATAACAAAGACCCGCTTACGCAGTTTATGATACAGTGTGGTATTCCTTCAGAGCCAGCTATAGGCAATGAAGATAACATGACTGTATTCTCATTCCCTGTTAAGTCTCCAAAGGGCGCACTTACACGGGATAGCCTAACTGCTATAGAACATCTGGAGCTATGGAAAACCTACGCAGAGAACTGGTGTGAGCATAAGCCGTCAATCACCATCTCTGTAAAGGAACATGAGTGGCTTGAGGTTGGTGATTGGGTGTACAAGAACTTTGACTACATCTCTGGTGTATCGTTCTTGCCGCACTCCGACCACACCTATCAACAAGCACCTTATACAGAGTGTAGTAAAGAAGAGTATGAGAGTTTAGTAGAGAAGATGCCTGAAACAATCAAATGGGAAGGGCTAAAAGAAATGGAAGTAGAGGACACCACAACGGGTTCTCAAGAACTTAGCTGCACAGGCGAAGTCTGTGAAGTTGTAGATATAGGAGTATAGAATGAAGAAGATAGTTTTATCGGGTGTTGCAATAGCCGCACTTACGTTAACTACGGCTGCAGCTACTATTAGTAGTGACTGTGGTTACGATGAAGATGGTAACTTCCGTCTCGGTAACGGCCAAGTAGCCGCGAGTGGGACATGGGAAGACGCCAAGGAATGTGCTATGAAAGGTATTCTGCCCTCTGTAGTCGCAGAGCGCCTTGGTAGCCTTGGTGATGAAAGCACGCAGAGTGAGGCAGACGAGTTACGCCAGACTAACACGCGCATACAAGAAGAAAGAAAAAAGAGGGAAGTAGAAGTACACCCTCTCCATAGCACTGACTAATGATAAAAGAAATCCAGATAACTGAGGACATGCGACAGGCGGCTGATCGTAAAGCTTTCATGCTTGGAGAGCTAAACAACTCGATCATGCGAAGCGGTGGTTCTCAATCTGGATATCTGGGGGAGATGCTAGTCGTAAGCGTTCTGGGTGGCAAGCCAGATAACACCTTTGATTACGATGTTGTTCTTGATGACGGTACAAAAGTAGATGTAAAGACTAAGAGAACATCCTCTCCCCCCCTACCTTACTATTCCTGTTCTGTAGCTAAGTTTAATACATCACAAAAGTGTGATGCCTATGCTTTTGTACGAGTGAAATACGATCTATCCGTAGGCTGGTTCTTAGGTGTTATAAAGAAGAATGATTTCTTTCTAAAAGCCACAGAACATAAGAGAGGCGACTATGACCCCAGCAATGGTTTTGTATTTCGTGCTGATTGTTACAACCTGCCAATAGAAGAGCTAGGCCCATGAAAGTTCTCATTCCCATGTCTGGTGGTGTAAACTCTACATATGCTCTATGGAGATGGCTTAAAGAAAGCGACCATGAAATAGTATCTATATTTTTTAAAGAGTATGGATACGAACTCTACTCTGTAGAGGAGCTTGCTGTAATGCGAGTTAAAGAGTGGCTAGAAAAAAACACTCGTTCTTTCACTTTGCTCCCACCCATAAGCAGACAGACTTACTATGACTACAGACCAATACGTAAAGGCTTTAGGCATTTAACTAACTATGGAAACTTGATAGATAGATTTGAAAACATGGCTGACGTTCTTGTTAAAGAGAACTGTGATGCCATAGTCTATGGATATAGCTTAGAGAACACTAGCACGGATTGCTACTGGGCTATAAAAAGTATACTAGAGAGAACAGGTAAGAAAGTTTACTGGGGATCAACTGTAATAAGAGAACTTGAAATACCTAAAGAGTGGGCTTTTCCAGAGCCTGAAGATACAGGAACTTTTATAGAAACAATATCAGGTAGGTGGGAGCAACTTGAGGCACTTCCTGAAGAGTTACGATCTTTAGTTGTAACCTGTTCTGGCCCTGCTGGTAAGCAAGCGACTCCTCTGCCCCATCCCACATCCGAGTGCTGGCATTGTGCTGTTATGGAAGCCTATGAAACTAGCGGAATGTCAGGCTATGAGTTCGACCAGTGGTTAGCCGAAAGAATATTTGCGGTAAGTGGCGTCCAAACGCAGACCCACAAAGTACAACATACAGAAATAGTGGTATCAGGCCCAAAAGCCCCAACCACATTTTGCATGAAATGAAACAGTCTTTAAAATGTCCTACTTTTTAATAAATCTTATGGTATTCTTATTAGGGCTGTGCGTATACTTAGCCTTGCCGGTAACAAACTCACACGGCAACAGGGTGCTTACAACGATACTTATAGTATCTATAGTAGTTTTATTAAAGGTTTTATATGATGTCCCAGAAGCGTGATGCGTTATTATATAAGATGTCTGTATCTCTAACACAGGACGGCAACATATCTATTGACTTTGAGGGGCCACCCTCTCCAGAAGATATAGAAGAAGCGTTCGATGCGTGGAACCCAGACTTTGAAAACACAAAAAAAATAGTCTCGCTGGTAAAATACCTACGAGACTATAGTGATCGACAACACAGAGACTTACAGAGTTTTATTTTTTAGGCGTCTCTTTCTTCTCTTTTGGTTTAATAGCTTTCTCATAGTAGATTATGAGTTCTTTTTGTTGTTGTATATATCTTTTCAGTTCTGCCATGTTCAGTGCTAGTGTTTCGTAGTCGCGCACACTCACGGCATAAAATACCAAGTCGCCGTTCTCTTTCTCAAATGTCTTTTTAAAATCGCCAAAGTTCCTGTCAGTAACCACATAGAAATATATGTTGTTCAGGCTAACACTCTTTGGTCTAGCCTGTGCAGGAATTTTGCGCTCTACCTCTACTGTTTTTATTTCAAGGGGTAGAACTTTTCGGAAGCTGCTGCACCCCGTCGCCACTAGCGGGAGGAGCAATAGCACCAGAAATAGCTTCAAAGGACTCAAAGAGTTTCTTCGTTCCATTATTAATCTTCTTCTCTACAAGTTTTGGTTTCTTCAGACTAAGGACTAATAGGTTGTGCTTACGCAGCTTACCAATTAATGTGTCCCTGTAGTTATTAGCCGCCTGTAGTTTCTTTTGAAGTTCGTTGTTTAGCTCTTCAAACTTCTCACGGTCTTCGATCATAGCGTTGATCGTATCGTCCTGCAGTTGCTTTGCAGTTTCTAGCTTGGCATTGTTCTCAGTGAGGGTCTGTATCCTCTCCTGGGTATCTTTGTAGTAATAGTATCCGCCATAGCACACACCGCCGACTAATCCTAGCACGACTATAAGTATGTATATCTTGATCACTTCTTAGCACTCATGTACGCGGTCATTCCCATGTACGCTCCAACCACACCTGCCTGTCCAATGTAGAAAAGCCCAAACAGGTCGGAAAGTGCTTTAATCCGGGTGTCAGGAAATATAGGCAAAAACACAAGGGCAGTGAACACAAGCATGGATACCATAGCTACCCACGCCATCTTCTTCTGCGCTTCCATCTTTTCCTTTTTCTCCAGAGCTTCCATAACGGCTAACTCCTTGTCGCTCACTACCCCGTCATTGTCGAGGTCCAGTGCGCTGTACTCGCTGTCTGGCTCCAGCTTCTTTTGCTCTCCCATGTGATACCTCCACCGTTTCTATAACGGCCTCTATGTTGTGGTGCCAGTGATTAAGAAAGCGGTGTACTCTTGGATACTCAGGTACAATATCGTGCAACTGCCACATAAATTCCTGCAGTATGTTATTGTAGTCTGGCATCCAATAGTACACGCGCAGTGTCACTGGTTCTTTTTTTATATATAGTTTAGCCAAGTTTGTTTTTAGCTTTGATAATATTCATACCAAATACATTGATAGCGGTAAGGATAGCTTGCACCTTTTTGTTGTCCGCTTCATTGGGCGTGATAGCCGCAAGGATGGAAAAGCCTCCAAACACTGCAAGGGCTAGCACTACGATAGTAATAATGAACTCCATTTTTATCTCCTAAATTGATCAAGTTCTAGTTGTGTAATTTGTTCTCTAGTTCTTTCTTCTTTTTTCATATTTTCATGGTATCCAAGTCCGTTTATTAAAGCAGTAAACAGATCACCATTATATTTTCTTATGTCTGTGCCTTCGGATTCAATGATATCAATAACGGCATCTACCATTTTTGGGTCACTTAGAATACGAGAAAGAGCCTTTGCTTTTTGTTTTCTGAAGCTAAGAAGTGCAACCTCTGTTGCTACATATTTAGGGCTAATAACTCCGCGAGAGATGCTGTAGGTACGAGATAGAAGAGACTCTACAGACAACCCTTTTGGTGTTGAAACTTGTATGCCAGAATCTCGTAGCCTAGCTGCTAAATCTCGATTCTGCACATTCATAAAATCAGCCATCCTAGCAATTGTATTGAAAGACTCTTCTCCTACTATGTTTTGAATAGCACTTGAAGTATTTGGATCGGTTACATAGTTAATAAATGCCTGATAATCAAAGTCTCTATTATACCTCCCCGGTGCAACCTCTCTCATGTCTCCATACGTTGCTCTTGATAAAGACTCAATAGTAATATCTTTAAAAATCTTACGAGCCTCTTCAGGGCTTTTATTCATTTTGTCAGCTATCTGTGGTAACATAGCTTCAAAACGCTGTCCTCCTTGTGGGTTAGTGATAAAAAATTCTAAGAACCTATCATAATCACCAATACTTCTAGCGCCTTCCTGAGTTGGAAGATAGCGCATAGACTCGCTTAGAAACTTTTCTCTTTCGTTCAGCAGAGATTTAACTTTACGTGCAGCCCTAAGAGTATCCGCTTTTACTTTACGATCTGTCGCTGATAGAATTGGAGCAACCCCTTCAGCGATCTCTATATGTTTATTGTATTGTACAACTTGATTATAATCTATCAGTCCCGCGTCCTCTAACATCTCCATAGCAGGGCTGTATTCAACTGGTCTTGCTTCTTTCAAAACCCTTTCTTCTTGTAACGCTCGACCTGCTCTGGCTTTTTCAGCCTGTCTAGCAGGATCAAGCCCCGGCGTCCCTACTCCAGATAAAAGCTCTCTTTGATCCACGCTGAGAGGCATCTTCGGCCCAGAGGCTAATCTTTTTGCGGCTCTTACAGTACCCGTTTCCGAAATATGTTTAGCCAGAAGATCGTTCATTAAGTTTCTTACGATCAATCTTCCTTTATCTCCTAAAACATACTCTCCAGTTTCACTGTAGTATCCACCAAAACTTTTACCTATTTGATTTATTACATCTGTTCCATACTGCGCGTCTCCAGCAACTATTTTTTTCATGTCAATTATTTTAACAGCGTCTTCAGGATCGATGTTTTTGTTTAACTCAAAACCAATAGGGTTTCCGTCTTTATCCCGATACCTGCGTATGACGTTGTTAATATAGTTCTCTTTAGCCGCTCTTATCTTTTGTCTTATGTTTACATCGCCAGTTTCAGGAACTTGATTTACTAATCCTTGAGCAAGATCATCAGAGCTTTTAGCTAAATCTAGTTTTCCTCGTTTATAATATGTGGCAGCATCAGTAGAAAAGGATGAAGATAGTTTTTGAATATCTTCTATGCTAGCAGTTATTTTTAACTCTGGTAGGTCTAAGCTTTCAGATATTTCACGGAGAACCATAAACACATCAAAGTCAGACATATCTTCTACACCTGCCTGATCCTTGATATAATCTCGTACTTCTCTGTAGGTTACATCATTTCCTACCTCTACCCCATCCTCTAACATTTCTGATCTAATAGCCTGTCGTAACTCAGGACTATTCTCTACTGCTTTTTGCGCTCCTGTAGACCCTTCAATTTTAGCAAGACTATCTAAAGTAGACGCTTTAGCAATTCTAGTCTGAGCTAATCTCTGCTTTACTTTAGCTTTTTTTCCGTAGGGTATTACAGAAGAATACGCATCATCAGAATACAGACCTCTCAACCAATCAGTGATGTCTACCTGCAGATCAAGGTTTTTTAACTCTTCAAACTTTGCGCTAGCTTTTCCTTTAATATCGCGCCGTCTACTTTTTGCATACTCTAAGAGATTTGTAGCAGCCTCTTTTGCATTATTTTGATATGTTTGTGGGTCTAAATAGTCTGTTAAAAAATTTAACACATCCGATTCACGTTCTATGGCTGCACGCTCTGCCCGACTAGATGCCTCTACTCCTGCCCGTTCTAATTCAGGCAATGCCTCTTGTCTTAAAGCTATGAGGGAAGCGTCTTCACCAAGAGAATCTGCTTGTAGTGTACCCTGCTTCACAGCCATTTCAATAATCTCTTCGAGAGCTTCTTTATCTGCTGCAGCACCACCTATAGTTGGATTACTAGCCTTATCAATAAAATCATCTATTAAGTTTTTAAGTGTGGAGGAGTCTGCAGTCAGTTTGACGTTTTCTTCTGTAGCCACTCCACGAACGGCTGCTACAAAAGAATTAAACTTTTCATTCTGTACTCCCGCTCCCTCAACGGCACCAGAAAGATTATCAATAAGACCTCTAAACTCGCCAAGAGTTTTATTAATATTGTCTTCATTTTTTAACAAGTCTTCTAATTCTTTGTCTACCTTGCCAACACCTTTTGCTAAATCAAGTTTATACGTTGTAATCGTATTCTTCATCATCATTAAAGGAACTAGTCCTGTTGCTTTACCCAAGGTTGTTTCAAGAACTTCAGGGTCTACACCAGCATCTGCAAGATCGTCACGAATTTCTCTAAAAAACTTTAGCTGTGCAAACGCATTTTCTCTAGCTTGTTCAGGCAAAGATCGAATGAAGTATGCAAAGTCTTCAAGGGCTTTCTGATCTCTTTTAGGCAAATTAGATGTGCCTGATATAATACCTTTTTTTGCAAGAGAGCTTAACTGGTCATCTGTAAGAAGACCTATGCTCCCACCTAAACTAGTAATTAAAGAGCCTACACCTCTCACAGAACCAGCGGCTAAATCGTAGACCCTGCTGAAACCAACCACAGAACCAAAGCCTCCACCCAAAGCCCCAAGCAAAGCGCCATATTCTTCACCAAAATAGTTGCCGCCTATCATAGCGCCAGTGATAGCACCCGCTTCTGTAATAGGAATTTCTATTAACTCCTTTGGTATTGCATTGATTCTTTCTGAACGGGCTGCGCGTAACGCAGCTTCTTCCTGTCTTAGTGCTGTTTTATCTGCTTTATTTCTAGTAGACCGTACCTTTCTTCTTGCAACCTCTACCTGCCTATTAGCAGATCGAAACTTTTGGTTCATCTGTTTTATTCTAATGTTGCTGGCTATACGCTTGCCATACATAGTTCTACGCACTCCACCTAGCCTCAAAGCACTGGCTAACGGAAAAGCAGCTTTGTCCATCATTTTTGCAGTGGTTTCTACTATGTCAGACTCTGTTGCTTTAAGAACTGATACTCCAGACAAATCTTCAAACTCTTTAATTATAGCTCTTTTGTTGCGAGTAAGAAATCTTATGCCTAAAGTTGTGCCACCAATAAACTCTGGGATAGCCCGAACAACTTGTTCTGTGGTGCTAGCCTCTGGTCGCCAGTAGCCTGTAAGTTCGTTAGCCTCTCTGGCAGTTATCGTTCCTACCTGCCCAGCAAGACGATCAATAACACCTTTTACAAACTCACCCTCATTTTTTAACTCAGGAGACTCGTCAAAGATTTTTTTAGTAGTAGATAGCACGGCACCAGCTATAGACCTGTTTTCTTTTTCACGAAGTCTATCGTAATAATCTACATATCTTTTTTTCTCATATTGTTTTTGAGGTTTTGTGAGAAGTGTTTCTTGAGCATTAGGATCAGCACTGCTGGTATCAACAAGACCAAGTGGGACTGCAAGGGTATTAGCCACGCCAACCATATTGTCTACAAAAAATTTACCTATTGAAAACGCAGTACGGGCTAATCCTAATGTGTTCTCTTCACCCGGAAGCCTTTCAATAGCACGTTCAATATCTTCTGACCTACGAGTTAGCTGCTCTACTCCTGTAATTGATGGTGCACCTCCTACCTCTGCTTGTTCTCCAAGGTACGCTCTCCTAAGAGCAGCAGCAATATCCCTTACATCTTCTGAGTCTTCGCTAACTGTAGTTGCTTCTACTTGTTCTAACATCTCTTCAGAGGGAACAATTGGTTGCGTAACTGCAAATTGTGGCTGTTCTTCGTCCTCTTCAGGCTCAATAATAAATCCCATTACTGTCTCCCGCTAAAGAGTTTAGAACCGCTACGCAATGCTCTTTGTCTGTTTTGTTCCATAACTTTAACATTTCGTTGAGACTCTGTGTTTCTTTCTGATACGGTAGATGCTTCCAAAGGCGTTGACGCTCTTCGATCTTCTAAAGACCTACCAACTGTAGAACGTACTGCTGGAGCTTCGGGTGCTACAGGTACAGGTGAAACTGCAGGGTTAGTTTCAGGCCCTACAGGTACAGGTGAAGCTACAGGGTTAGTTTTAGGCGCTACATCTTCGTCATTTCTAATTATAGAGGGAAACTCTTTACCTTTATTTTTGCCTTGCGTCTGAACCTCTGTTCCTAATCGTGCCGGAACTACCTCGCCTGTTATTAAATCAAATACTGAGTCAACCATGCTATTAACTCTTTTTTGAGCAGTTTCTCTACCTTTTGCCATCTCCGGTGTTCTTTGATTAGGAAACTGCTGTATCATTCTACGAGATAAATCGAAGGCATTTGCATTAATAACATACCTGTTTCCAACAATCATACCGGGAGCTATTTTATCACCCTGAGTAAGTACCATGTTAATACCATCTATATACCTACCTTTTACATAGTTTGGAGAATCAGCAACAGCAGGTATCTGCGCTGCAGATTGTACAATCATTTGAGCGTTGTTTGTTCTAACTTTAGAGGGCTGCTCCCCAACATTTTTCTTTGCATAGCTATTAGCTTCAGTGTCAAAATTACTTAAATTAGCACCCGTTTCAAATAGTCTAGCAGCATTCTTAACAGATTCAAACATATCCTTGTTAGTTCCTCCACGTTGAAGAATATTAAAAAGGACTTCTTTATTAACTGCTCCACTTAACATCTTGTCTATGAAATCTAATTTTTGTAGGCGACTTTGGACAGTTCCTGTCTTAGACCTAAACATAGCCATAGCTCTGGTAATGTCTTGGTCTGATATGGTTCGACCACCAGTGCCTCCCTGTAGAATGCCCGTAAGCTGATAGGCAAAAGTAAGCTCAAGCATCTCAAGCTTTGACGCTGCTAGCGCCTCTTGATTTGCTTCACTTTGATTGTTTTGAAAATTTATCCGCGCTTTTTCTGCTTTTGCTGCTGTGTTTGTAAACCTATCTTGAGCTTTTTGCGATATAGCCTTTACTTTTCTATTAGCCGCATCGATCATAATATTATTACCTAGACCACGATCTCGCATGATACTGTTAAGGACTTGTCCACTAGATTGAATAAATTCAGGAATTTCAGCCGTTAGTGCTGTAGCTCTTTGAATGATACTACCTCCAGCGCCGGAACGTTCAATATTTATTCTCATCTCTTTAGAGACTAAACGCGCTGCACGGGCCGTGCTACCTAAAACCATAGTAGATTCAAGCTCTTTCTTTTGTGCGGAAGTTTCATTTCCTTGAAACTTTATTTCTGCAGGGTCCGAGCCTAACATAGTTGAACCCGCCATTTTTCTACCAAACAAGTCAACAAATTGTGAGAAATTATTAATATTAAGTTCTCCGGTATCTTTATCTGTAAACCCGTTATCTGGATTCAATACATACTCTAAAGCTTCATCCTTTTGCTTTTGACTTGGAGCGAGAGTTCCAGATATTACAGTCATGAGACTTTTGTTTGAAGCAGCACGAAAAATACGGTTTTTTGCTTCGTCTTCTGTAACACCATTTGTGTGTAGCTTTTTTAGTAAGCTTTGTTTAGAAAATTCTAAAGGTTTGTTAGAGAAGCCAAGATTAGTAGAGCGATAAGCTTCTGCAGCAGTATTAAAATTAGGAAATTCAGAACCTCCTAAATCTACAACCTTTCCTCTTTCCATAACACTTACATCTGTCCCCGGAGGAGGAGGAGTGCTTTCATTTACATTCCCTGTTGGGCTTCTCATTTTAGCAGTATTTTCGCTAAAGAGACGGGCTAAGTTTAGCACATCTTTATTTTTCATTCCGTGAAAAGCACGGAGGTACATTTCAGGATTGTTCAAGGGTACTGAACCTTGATATCCTTCACCAAACTCTTGCGCTCTTCCAAACTCACCTTGGGTTTTTCTCACCTGTCCAAGCATACCATTAATTGCAGCCACTAACCTTGGACCTTCTACAGCATCGTTTAATATTGCAGAAGTTTTTTCAGGATTCGCATTGATTTGATTAATTAAATTTATAGCAGTTTTGTCGGGAGTAGCACCAGTTCTAACATAAAAGCTATTATTTTTTGATCCAAAGGTTTGACCTTTGTTACCTCGCTCTCCATTATATTTTATCTCTGCAGCTTCTCTACTTTGCTTCCCTGCTAATTCTTGTACGTCTAGTCTAGTCTCTCTTTGAAACGCAAGTTCTGACATGCGTTGTGCAGCGGCGTCTGCACGCTCTTCCTCTGCAGCCTTTTCAGCACGATACCTATCAATGTTTTTATCAACCGCTTGCAGCGCACCCGTTGCAAAACTCATAAAAGGTGATACCATTAGACCATCTCCCCTTCTTCCATTTCCATAAAGCTAACATCCTCTTGCTCTTCAGGCATCTCTTCATCTTCCTCTAGCAAAAGATCGGTCGCATACATAATTTTGTTGTACATGTCTGGCCTATTTTGTTCCATGATACCCATAACTTTGTTATCAGGTATTCTGCCCTCTTCTTTTGCAAGTTCAGGGTCTTTGTTGAAGATAGTTGCAGGTATGCCGTTCTCTAGGGCTAATCCCATGAAGTGCATGGCAATAGGCATCTTCAGTATCTCTGACATGTCAGGACTCCAATAGCCCTCCGTAAAACCTGTAAAGGTAATTGTGTTAGTCATAGCTTCGATAGGCACACCACTAAGCATTAGTCGCAGAAAGTTCTCTTCTACTTCCGGCTGTTCAATACGGCTAACCACCCACTCCATAGCCTCTTCAGGACTAGAGTATTCTGCAGGTTTTTCCCAAGCCCACTTCTGAGGTTCGCCTGTTAACGAGTGGCCGGGAGGAGGTGCGTTGAACCTGTCAATAGCATCAATGCTGCCTTCCTGTGGGCGAAGCGACTCTTCTATCTTGGGATCGCTGTAATATGGATCGGGATTTAACGCCATTGTATTTCCTCTATGCCATTTGTGTTCGTGGTATTGCTAGCTGCCGTAAGTTTGAACCGGGAAGCTTTTGTTTAGTACCCATAGGTTTAGTCGAGCCTGAGATCATGTCGGCTAAGTCGTTTGTACTGGTAACAGTGCCAGCCCTAGCCATCTGATTAGCAATTGCTCTGGCTGCGCTTGTTGCACGTTCTGATTGTTGTATAGCCGCCTGTACTGCACGTTCACCGCTAGTAGCCTGTCTAGCCCTAGATGTTCTACCCGCTGCTGTCGTTGGCGCACGGGCTGATGTAGGAAGTGCAGGACCAGTTCTACCTCTGCCCTGTGCTTGCCCCTGTTTACCGCCGCCCTTATTAGCCGCCTTTGCAAACGCGCTGATTGCTTTAGCTGTTTTTTCGCCTACGCCAAAAAGCTTAAATATATCTTCTTTTAAGGTAGTTTCTGGAAGAGATATCTCTCGCTCTTCACCTAAAAAATCATCAAACCCACCTAAGTCAGCGTCCTGTTGAAAAAAACTTTGAGGGGCAAAGTCATCCTCTAACTCAAATTGCTCTTGACTAAAAGAGAAGGCAGAAGAAGGAACATTAAAATCCGTAAAAGAACCACCAAAATCATCATCAAACCCAAAGTCATCATTAAAGCTTGAAAAATCAAAGTCATCAAAAAAACCAGTTAAACTCATTTTAAGCTCCCAATATACCAAAGACGCCGTTAATCACGGTGCTACCAAGCGCACTAAAGAACTGATTCTCACGTTCTACTTCATACTGTTCCGCATTGAAGTCTTGTGTCTGGGCTAAGATAGCTGCATTGTGCGCTCTCTGTGCAGCATTCTCAGATATCTCAACCATCCAAGTAGCCTCGTCCCTGTATCTTTGCCACAGCTTATCCATAGACGCTTGTGTAACTCCTAGCAGGTTAAGGGCGTTAGTACGATTAGTCTCGTTCTGCCCTGCCGTGTTAGCCGTGTTTATGTTTCTACGCCACACTGAGTTAGACTGTTGGATCAGGTTTTCATTAGAGATGTTAAACCGTTCTCTTGCATCGTTAATCTTTGCAAAGTAGCGTGTCGCTGCGTTAGTCTGGTCAGCGTTAAACTGTTCCATAGCTGCCATGCGGCTAGAGTTAGCATTCTGAACTTGCGTATCTAACTCGGTAAAGAACTGATCTACCTGTAGCTGAGACTTTGCATTGAACTGCCTAGCCGCATTCTCCTGCGCCTGATCAGTAAATAGCTTCTGAAATTTAGACTGCAGATCGATAGTCTTTAGCTGCTGTTCATTGTTTAGGTTCTGTGTATCCATCTGCAGAAAGGATCGCGCATTGCTTACAGCAGCTTGCATTCTAGCACTAAGGTTAGCCTTATCCATAGCTGCGTAAGTAGCTGCGTTCTGCAGAGTAGCCTGTTGCCTGTTGTTCAGGTTCTGTATTTGAATGGTGGCGTACTTGTTAGCGTCTTGTGCCGCTATCGGTATGCCCGACTCCATGATAGATTGTGTGATGGCTGCAGCGGCCATAGAGGACCGGCCTAGTCCTCTTTGTGCCATCATACCACCAACCTGCCTGACCGCAGGTGCTGCCCAAGGAGGAGGGGGTTTACCTTCTTCAAAGGACTTGAAGAGTTCGCCCATCTGGAACTTGAGAGTAGCCTTCTCGTCTAGCTCTTCAGTTACTCCCTGTGCAATTGACTCTTCCGATACTGCACCTTCAATGTCACCTATAAGAGACTGTGCAGATACCTGCCCTTGGGCTGCAGCAAACTCTGGAGTATCCGCTTCTACAAAGGACTGATAGGTAGCCGCTGCAGTGCGTGGAGGAGTAGGAAGCTCTAGCCCAGTTACAGAAGCTTGAGTTACTGGCGCTGTAATAGCTGCCGCAGTATCTGTAGGAGTAAATAACTCTTCCTGCTGAACCTGCTGCTGCTGAAACGGCACAGTAGTACCCGCCGTTAACGAGGGCGGCGTATCTGTGTCGAGTGCTGCCTCTTCTGTAACCCGCGTTAGAAGGTTCTTTGTTGCTTCAGGAGGAGTAAACTGTCCCGCTTGTAGTTCTTCAGCGGTTTGTGTTTCCGTAACCTCTTCATTTTCCTCTGCCATATTTTATTCCTTGTCTTTAAACAAATCCTCGGCGTGTTCTTTGTTTTCAAATTCAGCTAGTTTTTCGCCTAGAGACAATAGTTTAGCCTCTAGCTCTGCACACTTTGACATTGCTACATCCCGCTGACGGATTAGCACTTTGACTAAATTTTCTGTAATGTTAACTTCCATCTCTCTTGCTTTTCCTTTCTTGGTACATTGCCCACAACCTGAAAAGTAAAAGAATGGAGCCGCCAACCAGCATAAAAAGTTGAAGGCCCTGTTCCACCCACTGCAACCAGATAGGTGTAGACACTAAACCAGTAGCAATAGTAGTGTCTGTAATATTCTTTAATGTATCAGGAGACTTTAGGTCCATAGTATTATACCCTTTTTTAAAGAAAAAGTCAAGTTATTTCTGCATTTTAGAGAGAGGATTATCTAATGCTTTTCTAATCTTAGCGTTTGTTTCTTCTTGTAGTGTCTTCATCTTGTTAGATAGAGAATCATCCAAACTATCCATACGAGAGTTTATCCTATCTCGCAGAGTGCTGTTACGATCATTCTCTTTATCTACCATACTACGAACTTCATCTTGTATAGTCTTGGTCCTACGGTCTACTCCCTCGACTAATTTTTCTGTTCGTACAATCTCACCCTTCAAGTCGTTCTTAATGTCCCTTGCATAATCTCTGGCATCTAAGGCTGACTGCTTTATAATCTTCTCTAGCTCTTTGAGATTATTCATGTCCTGTCGTAGCACGGCTAACTTCTTGTCAAACCCTGATAGGTCTGGCGCTGTGTATTCTTCTATTGTCTCGCGCATGTTCATGTAGTCTTTGTAAAACTCAAAGCCAGCCCACAAACCGCCACCTGCAGTGGATAGTAGGGCAAGCAAGGCCATCATCCTGCCCCCTTTAAACTTTACACCGCCAACTTCTACCTCTGCCATTGACTGTCCACCATCTCAGAATGCGATTGATTGCTGCCACCAAACATCAAATACTGCGCCACGTTGTTTGTAGGGATAGAGCTATCCGGTATTTTAGCCCCGCTAAAGAAACCGGGAGTGTCCTGCAGAGTTGCCTGTGTACCAAAGAAGCTGCGACTGTTACCAAGCACGCCCATTACGGCTAACGTCCTAATCTGATTAGTCGAGTCATACTTGCCCTTATCACCCATCTTGCTCATAATCTTCTTTGCTACTTTTTCTTTTACTTTCTGGGCTACGGCCTTTTTGGTTTCAGGCTCTGGCTCTTCGGATGCTTCTTCTTCCTGAACTGTCTCTTCGGCAGGTTCTTCATTTTGTGCAGGTTCATTAGCTTCTCCAGCGTCTTCTGCTTCTCCGCCGGATTCCTCAACAACCTCTTCTCTCTCTGGTTCAGGCTCACTAACATCTTCTAGTTCCGCTTCTATCTCTTGCTCAACTTCAACAGCGACTTCCATTTCTTCCGCTGCCTGTGGCTCTACAGGCTGCTGCACTTCTATCTGCAATTCTACAGTCTCAATTTCTTCAACCACTATCTCAGCAGCTAGCTCTATCTCTTCTGGTTCTACAGGCTCAAGTTCTACTTCTATCTCCTGTATATCAACAACCTCTACCTCTTGTTGTAAATCAATAATATTAAGCACTTCAGTCTCTAAAATCGTAACCAGATCGAAAGTCGTAGTGAGGAAGGGATTGTCAAATCTTGGACCGAAAAACCCGCTTGGAAACCCAGCATCTATGCCGAATAGCTCAAACTCCCCCCTTAGTCCTGTAAAGTCGTTCTCTGGTATGACTTGTGAAAAAGCAAAGGGCCGTGTGCCTGTAAAGTCTAACTCAACTTCATGTTCAAACTTATGTACTATGTTGTCTGCATCTAGCAGAGAAACAGTAAGATTGAATATGTCTCTGCAGTCACTGTTCTGCATGACGTTGCCATTAGCGCAGGTAGAGAGTACCGAGTTGCTTTGATGCGATTCAACATTTACTCCATAATCCATATCGAAGCCCCGATTGATCTGGTCTATTGTCATGTTATCTTCTAGATCAAAAGTGCTTGTATATGTCCCTCCCGGTCCTTGTGTACCTGCAGTGCAGAAGTTGCCTGAAGTGCACCCTCTGCCGCCGCCTGTGTTAGTTCCACCCGACTTAGTAAACTCGCTCATGTTTGGTATGTAGTTAGGGCTAGTCTCCTGTCCCGTTACAATCTCTGTCTCTTCTGCGTGGGAACTAAAGGTGACTGCCATAACTGCAAACACAACACACAGAAAAAGTATCCACCTAATCATAGGACTCATATTGATCTGGGAACTCGTAGCTCTCATCCCGTGCTGAATAATTAGATACTTCTTTCTTTTCAATTAGCACCGTGTTCCCCTCCGGTGCATCCTTCGGGTTAGCTTCCCATGCTACCCTCGCTTCGTTACCTATCTTGCCTTTGTATGGACAGGGAGTACCCGCCATCCACATAGCGTCAAACACTCTATGATCTGTACAGAGTAGGCTAACACCAGCTACCTTCATTCCCATGCCGTACAGAGAGCGGCTAAGTTTTAGCAGTTCGCATGTGCTGTCCGTTACTGTGATGCCGCTGGCAAAGCCGAATATCTGTGTCTGTATTGCTGCACTCTTGGCGCTCTTACATACGTCTGTATTGTTAATCACTACAGAGGGTGCAGAAGCAGTTGGGGGCGTCTTGTCTGTAACTACAGTAGAAGATACAGTATTAGTGTCTGCAGCCTTAACTTGTGAGCTAATAGCTGCACATAAGATTACTACCGTGTAGAAGAGAGCAAGAGCTTTAGAAATTATATCCTCCATCTCGTAATGCTTTTAACCACGTAATAGGATTATTTCTGTAAAAATACTCCTCGCCTTCTACTTTTGACGCATCAAAAGCATCAGGACGCCACTTACCTGCAAAAGTTTTTTCAGCCATCCACTGATCAAACTCTGCCCCTGTGCCGCTAAACTTTTCATATGCGTCCCATGTGCCACGCCGCCAACATGTATCTATATCGTCTTTAAAAGTTCCCTTGTACACTAAATCTCTCAAAGCAGATGGCAGTGCTTCATACTGTTCAAATCTACCAGATAAATTTTCTAAGAAAGTTCCTGTATCTGTTCTTGACGGGAAGGGGTCAGGAGACTCAAATTCTATATCTGACGCACCGCCATAAAAGTTTTTACCTGACCAGCTTACTTTTGAGCTATGCTCTCTAACATCCCAAATTCTATCTGTAGATGTATTTTCAAGACTGTATCCACTAACTATTCCGTCACAACTATTATCTTTTGCTGCAGTTATTATTTTATTTCTTCTATTTAATATTAAACTAACACTTCCTTTAGAAGCTTCAATAGTTACTCCATTTCTAATGGGAAGTTTTTCTTCAGCAATAGGATCAACTGATACAGGAGAAAGCCACGTAAAATCTCTTACATTAGCTTTCAACCAATCTCTAATTGCAATTCCAGCGTCTTCTCCTGCTTGAATATCAGCATCAGACAAATTACTTTCTTTAAAATACACAGAGATAACTTCATGGCTTGTCTGAGAAAGCCAACGCCATACAGCATACGTAGAATTTATTCCGCCGCTAATAGGTATCAAAACTTTCATTTTAGCCCGCCGATCCGTTCATTGTACCAGAGTTATTAACAGTAACAGTTCTGCTGTTCTTCCTAACAGCAAAACCTGCTGCTCCTCCTGATCCCCCACCACTGGCTGCTGTTACTTGAGGACATGATCCTGATGCAGCACCCCCAGTACCACCACTAGCACCAGCCGCACCAAAACCACCTGCAGAACCTGTAGAACCTGTACTACCTGTTATATTAGGAGCAGCACCACAAAGAGGATTACCTTTATCATCTGGCCCAACACCTTGTCTAACTTGGCCTAGACCGCCACCACCACCGCCGCCGCCGCCACCACGAACTTTACCACCAGAAAGAATATTAACAATACCAGTTCCTGTATATGGTGTACTTGATTCCCAATATATAGCATCGCCGCCTACTGAACCGTTTCCTCCGGGCCGTCCAGCACTACCATTAGCACCTGTATAACCGTCTATATTACCAGTAACATTAATAGTTAGTGGAGATGCTGCATTTATTGCGCCTGTTCTCATAGCATGAGTGCTACTGCCGCTTACGGTAACTCCAGAAGCAACATTAACTACGATAGGCTGACCGGAGGGAGCATCATACCCTGCAGAGTTAGCTGCTGTTAGGATATTATACTCGCTAGCGTTAGATGTTATATTTAATGTTATAGTGGTAATTCTTGATCCGCCTAAAGAACCAAAACCTAAAACGTTGTAGCCAAAACTCATAACCTACTCCAAATTAAGCGTCGTTGGCTGCATCTGTCGTGTAGAACAACTTGAGGCCAATTAGTCGGGCATCTTCTGCCATATCATCGTTACCATCAGAAACATCTCTAAATATTCTAAAGAAGCACATATCTGCCGCAGCAGGGCTACCAGCGATAGTTACTGCACCACTCTCTGCAGTTACACAGAGGTCTTCAGCGGCACTTAGCGCGTCATCTGTAACAACCACTGCAGAACCGTATGCTACGTCGATAGTATCATTGTCAGAAACAGCAACGCCCTGAAGTCCCCAAGCAACACCATCCGTGTCCGTTGCAGTGGTTGTCCAAAAAACCTGAAAAGTAACCGTGCCTTCATTCCAACTTTTTGGAAATGCAACTTGAAACTGAGCGTGTTCATCTGAGCCATTATCAAAGTCAAGAACCTGCATGTCAGGACGACCAGAGGTTGTTTCTACATTTGCCAGAGCCGCACACCCGTTGGAGGCAGTGGGTTGGCAAGCTGCTGCAGGAACAAATATAGTCTCTTTACCAGCAGTCTTAACTGCAGCACTTGCAACTGTAGGAGCCTGTGTAAAGTTAACCACGCCATTAGAGGCGATTGCAAGCGCGTCTGTATCGCTGGCAGAGCCAATGGTGCCAGCATCTTTGATTATGATATCATCTTTAAAGGTAACAATACCGGCAGAGGAAATCTGCATAGCGTCTGTAGCACTTGCAGAACCTATATCTCCGTCATCAGGAACAACAAAGCTACCACCAGAAACTGCACCTGTAGTTGAAATAGCAGACGACCCGGTATCGATTGTGCCAAATCCGCTGGTAATAGAGCCTGAATTAAGAGCGCCAGTAGTTGTAATGCTTGAAGTACCTGCTGCAGCAATAGCCGTACCGCCAATAGTGATAGCATCCGCTTCAAGTGTGCCGTGTATATAAGCATCTTTAAACTGCAAGCTACTTGAGCCAAGGTCTACATCGTTATCGCTTACGGGGGATAACACGCCGTCAATTATCTTAACCTGATCTGCACCTGAAGCTCTAAATATAATGTTGTTATCTGTTGCAAAATCAATATCGTTGTCAGCATCCCTGCCAACAGTCAGGCTGGTATTTGTTACAGAAGTAATGCCTGTCTGTGCAGCGACTATGGTAAAGGTTAGGTCATAGGGGTCGCCATCAGTTCCGTTATCAGTATCGGTCCAATCAATATCAATACCGCCGCCTTCAACAAACTTAACCTCTTTAGAATTAGTGATAGATACTTCAGTCCCATCTCCGTCTTCTAAAACCCAACTAGTCATGCCCGCTACACTGTCTGCATAAGCTTTCACAGACTGCTGCGTGGGAATTAGAGTAGCAGAGTCAGAAGACATATCGTCTTCGTCAACGAATGCCGTTGCAGTTATAGTCCCATCTGACAAACTTCCAAACTGCACAGTGCCATTTGAAGTGACATTTCTAACAGTAGCTATGTCTTTATCCGCGCTTAGAACAACTGCTTTACTAGCGGCTGCAGTACCTGCAGTGATGCCGTCTAGCATTTCTAGCTCTGCTTCTGTTAGTACCGCGCTGCCTATGCCAATTGAAGTTGTTGCAGTTAAAGTGCCACCGGAGACAATAGTACCTGAAACATCAAGATTGCCATTTACGTCAATAGTAGTAGCAGCTATCTGTATCTCTGTATCAGCAACGAGGTCTAGCTGCCCATCAGTAGATGAATTGATGTAAATAGCTGTATCGCGGAACTGTATCTTCTCCGTGCTGCTAATCAGCAGGTCATCTGAGAACTGAAAGTAGTCTTCATCCTCCATCCATGTCAGAACGCCATCTGATGTATTAGCGTTAAAGGTTACGGCTATATCTGTATCAGCGCCAGTACCGAAAGTAATAGCGTTGCTAAGAAGCTTCTCAATCGCCCCCCCTTCACCATCTGTACCGTCATGCTGATGACCCCCCGTTTCAAACGCAGCGTCAATAGCGTTAAACTCTGTAGTAAAGTCAGACGCATTAATCGTCTCTCCATCTACAAAATTTGTTGGGCTTGTTGTTGTGTATGCTGTACCCATTACATTCTAGCTCCCGGTGTAAATTCTAATGAAAACCCTTTAAGTGTGTACGTAGGGTTTGTGCTTGTATCTGTAAATTTTAGCGCCACGGCAAATCCTGATCCTTCTACAGACTGTCTGTATAGCGGCGTGTACACAGCAGCGTCGTATTCTGCTGTTGCCATTGTAGCACTGCCGTAAAAAGCAGACCCAGAGGGGTCTAACAGGTCGTACAAAGCTGGGCTTGGTAGAAGTATGTCGCCGTAGTCATACTCAAGGTTCATATCTACAGAGGATACAGTTCCTGTCCCGATGTAGTTAATAACTACTCTCTGCATGTTCTTGCGTATTCCAACATCTCCCATGTTGTAGTCAATAGTTCTATATATACAGGCCATATTAGTTCCATCAAGAGTAGAACCTGATTCTTGCTTATAAACATAACCGCCATCATAATCTCCGTGAACAACATGTTCTTCGTCAGAAATATCTCCATGATCGGCGCTCATAGGCTTAATGCCTTTTAAATCTGAATACTCCCAGCCTATCTGCCCTGTCTCAGAACTCCGTTTTAACACGGCTATAAGCCCTGTTGAGTTAGCCTCAGTGCCTGATGTTGTAGGGTAGTACAGTCGGTATTGGCTCTTTCTTCTTATAACATGAGAACTAATATTAGATATCTGGTCAGCACTAAGATCATTTAATCTAGACTGTACTTGTTTAGATATCGTTCCAAGTTCTGTGTCGCCAATCTTTTCAGTACCTGCAACTGTACGTAGGCCGTCTGGTGCAAGATAGATTAGATCACCGCCTATTTCCTGTATGCTAAATCGGGAGACGCAACCAATGTTTCGTGTTACAGGTTGCAGAACAAAGTCAGAGACACTGGAACCTGCTAGCCT